GGCTTACGGTCTTCCAAATAATTCAGATTCTTATCATTATTGTGGGCTTCTTCTTCAAAACTTACATCATGATACCTTTCACTCTGTTTATCCCATTTGGCAAAGCACAGAATGAGGAGATATTCGATGATATACCAAAGATAGAAGAAACCAAAACAGAGAATTACTACCCACCAGAGGGATATATCGAATAATACCCAGAGTATGATACCAAGTATTAAACCAACTATACTACACTCAATTTGTTGTACCTGATGGATTCTCTCATGATTAATATCATCTGGTTTACACTCCTCTACTTTATGCTTGAAAAAGGAGTTATACATCAGAGTAATTGCCTTATAACTGGGGAAAAGGAATACCTTTGCTACCCAGCTGTTAAAATGACATCTTTTCATAACTTATCTTTGAAATTTTCGTAAGCATTTCTTAACTTTTGGTCATAGGCATTCTGGGCATACCCGGGACCATTATACTTTCTGGCAAAGCCAGCCCAGTCTTTTGCTTTAAGTTCTTTCAAACAACCCGAGTTATTCATGAAATAATACATGAGTTCCAATTGTTTCTCATGAGATTCAGACATCTTGTGAACAAATTCGAAGACATCTTTACATCCACAGAGGTGGTGATTTAAACCCATGATTTGGAACATACCCCAACTTGCTGACTTTAAAGCACATTCTTCATCAATTTCTTTGGCTAATTCGAGTCTCTTATACTCGTGTACACCTCCCAAATACTTCGATTTATCCCATTTAGGGAAGAAAATCGTAGAGTATCTCTTACAAAGATAACCCAAATCCCTATCTGGGAACTTTTTATGGAATTCTTTGTACATAATGTGACCCTCGAAGAGAATTTGGGGTCTACCATCTACTAAAAATCCATCCCTACCAGCTGATTCTACGATTTGAACAGCTTTTAATAGAGCAGGTTCTAGACCTAAGCGATTAGCAAGGTCTTTAATCATCTCATTTGTTAATTTATCCATAACTTATCAGTTTTAATGGTTCAATTTTAGTAACGAAAGTATTGCTTATAACCCATTTTTAGGATGTTTCGAGGTTCTATTATCATATATAACTTATAAATAATGCAATATGAATAAGACAAATCGGTGCCGAATATGCGGCAAATCCATTAATTTAGGGGATTTTGATACGAATAGGGAAATCCCAAAGCTAATGAAAGCTCAAGATGTTTGTTATCAGTGTGCTTTTTGGTATAATCGCTTAGATTATGATAAGAGACTTGGGGAAGAGAATAAAATCGCCATTATTACTCCAGATTACTCCCATTGGGTAACTAAAATTCCGGGTACTATACTTACAGTACCATCCAGTTTTAATGGACTTTATCACACTAAACTTCAACCAGTTGAGACTTTGGGGGTTATAAACGAAAAAACTAAGCATGTTTACATTATCCGATATAATAACATAACTCATCAGGGAATCATACCGGAGCATCTAAGAAAGCTTTTTAAAGTAAACGGAGAATTCTATCCCCACAGGAATACAAAATGCTAGAAGATTACCGTGGCAATGCCTATGAATTTATTAAAAATAAAATAGATAATGCAATATATAAAGAATAATTTTGTATATTTGCATAAAGAATTAATTACTAATAATTATTTATATGAAAAAAGAAAAAAAAGAAATTAAAAAGCTTAAGGAAGGTGATGAAGTTTTCTTCTTATTAGATGGGAGACAAATCATGGAGAAGGTAACGGTAGAATCTATCGATAAGAAAGGTGGATATGCTACATTGAGTAATCGGGTAAAAGTTGCAAGAACTTTGGGGCCTGATGATACCTATTCAAGATTGGATGGGAAAGATGGCAAAGTTTTGCCTTTAACCGAAGAAAATGAGAAAGGGTTCTTAGGATTCAAAGCTTATTTCTCAATAAGGAGAAATGTAGAATTTCTGGATAAAAAAATCCGAAATATGAAAGAAATTGATGCAATAGATTTGATGATTGACTTTGATAAGAAGCTTACCAAGATTATTAACAAATACTTCAAAGAACAATGACTACTGTATTAGCAATAATTTATTTAGTATGCTTACCGTTCACTGTATTTTTTGTAAGGGCTTGTTTAGATTATTTACCCTATACTCACAAAATACACTCTCTCGTTTTATTCATCTCGGTATGGATAGTATTACCTCTATTTCCGATTTATTTATTAATCAGATACATAAAATACAAATTACTATGAGATACTTTTTTGATAGAGACGGTAACTATGCCGGGTCATCAATGCAAGGGTGGGAGATACTTCTCCTACTCTTATTCCCGGTTGCTCTAATAATCTTCCTCGTATTTTACCCTTTTTACTTTCTTTATAAGTATGATTCTAGAGAAAAGGATAGAAAATACGAAGAAGAACATCCAGAAATACTAAAAGTAGATTCTTATATTACTTGCTGGTATCCCTGGCATAGAAATAAAGTGCCTTATATACTTACCTTGATATTTTGGTTTATAGGATTACTCTTGGGGTTAATTTAATTGATAGATATATTTATTATCTGAACTCGGGGTAACAGAGCCAGTATTCAAAGATGGGATTTCAGTTTCATTAACATAAACCGATGTTGATTCTACACTGCCTACATCTATAGAACATGAATATTGTCTAGAAGGGTTAGACATCAAATTAAATCGAATAGTGATATTACTAGCTACTGGGTAATTGGGAACAAATTGGATTACCCAACTATTAGTAGTACCTCCTTGTCTTACTGAAAAATCCAGGTTATTGACTATACGTTCACTGGGAGTGGTAAGATGCAGATTTATCTTATTACCAGATTCGGATTGTGTAAGTACGCAAGTTCCAGAAATACCATCTGTAAGGGCAGTTATTTGGAATTCATTATTACTGGAATCTTCTTCTAATAAATAATCCGAGGTATTGATGGTAATAGAATAACCAACTCCAATAACCTCGGACAATTTACCATTTACATATTTACTTTTTTGAGACTGGACAGACCATCTCTCAGAAACTAAATATTCAATCTCGGCATATACATCTTGGGTAGATCTCCCCCCCCTAATACAAGTATATTCTTATTTTCCATATTATTTTTAAGTTTGAGGTAGGTAATTATATTTGGTGTCACTATTTGGTTCTATGGAGAAATCAGCAAGATATGGTAAGTCACTACCATAAGTTCTCTTTACTCTAACTAAACTGGATGACCTAGAACCATTAGCTATAGAAGTTGACCCAGTACTATTGCCATTCTCTAAAGTAAACCCAGCGCCCAATACGTAGTTGATAGTAAGTTTAGAAGTTACCGAATATGCTGCCTGCCAAAAGATATCATATAATTTATTAGATCCAGACGTCCCAGCTTCTCCATATATCTCAAAGGATACCGTGTTATTGAGTTTACTGACCTCCTGAGTTACGATAATCTCTATAGTATCACCAGAACCTTCTTGGTCTAGAGTTACTCTAATTTGTCGATCTGAGCTACCGTGATTGGCGGATTTAGTAGTAAATGTTACATCATACTCCCAATCTGATTGAGATGATGGAGATACGCTTACATCTAACCATGCTGCTACATTATTTACGGTGAAAGGCATTCTTTCACCAGAGATCACTTTCCCATTCCGTATGGTGTCCTTATAGGAAATAACTGGGTGAGTACTAGAAACCCCACTATTTCCATTTAGGGTTAGAGTAGTAGAATTCACTACCCCTCTACTGATTTTGAATTCTGTTTTTTCTTCCATAATCACTTTAAATATTAGATTAATAATTCTTTACTCAATGAATAAATTCCAATTTGCTCTCCTTGAGATTTGGGGATATATGTCTAGAAGATTTATGATGGTCATATTGTCTGAACGATCGAAGAAGTTTATATCGGCACTATAGATAGTTTGTGGACTCGGATAATTGAAGTCTGCAACCATTACATAGGTACCTGCAGGTATATTAATCCCTGGTCGATCTGCAACCCAGGCATCATCCTTATATTGTACATTTGGACCAACTACTGTTCCATAGTTTGCTGTAGACCAAGGAGAATATCTATACTTATCCCAGATATCATATATCAGGTCTTTGGTGGTGCTATCACCGGTGTTATCTTCATAGGTTATCCATACAAAGCATCGATCTACATTAGAAGCCAACAACGTTTGTACATTCAGTATTAGCTTCTGAGCACCTGCTGCTTGAACAAAGGTAGCATAAATACGATTATTTGATTCTGATTGTATAAAATTATTGCTAGCTTCTCTTGAAGAGGTTGTGGTATTTTCTTGGCATACTGCTTTTACATAATACCCCAATTTGGTGACTCCAAGTTTATTAGCAATAACCCAATCAAGAACTTCTACCAGAGATGTAGTCAACCAGCTAAGATTAGAATAATTACCTGTAAATTTTACTCTTATCTCTTCTGACAGATTCCCATTTATTAGTTTTCTCTTATAAGACTCGAGGAGGTAATAAAAAGTCCCCCCCCCCGAGGGCAAGTTAAAAGTTTTAGTTATAGTACTCATTGTTTTTTTTTGGTTTATAGAAAGAACTTTGATATCGCCATTACCAAAGGGATAATTTGAATGCTATGATATTATATAATCAATATAAAGGACTATGAGAAAGTATCAGTATCAGATTTATTATCACTTAGGCAGAGGAAGGTATTTCATTAAGATTAGGTATTCCTTCCTGGGGTTTTGGTTTACCCTTAGGGATAAGGATTCTTGTGATATAGAAACTTTCCTTGGGAAGGATGAGGCAATAAAGAGGGCAGAGGATTACCTTAGAGATTTATATCTGAAGAGAAAGAATAGGAGGGGGTTAAAGATAAAGATTACTGGGATAGTAGATATTACCAGTAGGTTAAAATATTATTAGGATTGATGCCAGGGATATTTGGTCTCTGGCTTCTTTGTGTGTAGGTGTGGTTGTGGGCATGTGTGGTGTGGGATATCTTGGCATGCCCCTAATACGAAGAGCGATTTTTGTGTGGTACTAAAATGTAGCTGGGAAGTTCTGGCAGAGCCTTATCACGAAAAGGGGAAAAGTTGTGGTAGTAAATGGGGCGTACGGTTCCGTTAAATTTAACATTTATAAATAAAAAGTAAGGGACATTCTAAATAAATGTTTGTCCCTTACTTTTTATTTATCTACTAAATGCTTGTTTTCATCTCTTTAAATAATTCATCTAAACAATTATTTAAATCTTTTTCAAATTGTTCGTCTAAACAATAACATAAGTAAAGTAAAAAAGTTTTAAAAGAAAATTTTTTATAAATTGTATATTCAACTTCATTTAAATAGTTCATATCTATTTCTTCAATTAATAGAAATTGTTCTATATTAATTAGTTGAAAAGTTTGCACATCAATAAGAGTAGATATTATTCTATGATTTGGTTTTAAAATAATATAAACTACATATAGAGCACTAACAAAAACTGCTAATAAGATAATAAACAAAATCAATAACATAATAGATTTATTTTTATGATAGGGAGTAATATATTACTCCCTATCTGATTAATACTTATTTAATGTTTTTCTTTACAATTTCTAATCCTTTAATTAAAATCTCTTTCTTTTCTTCTTTAGTGTTTTCTGAAGCAATTGAAGAAAAAGAAAAATCATTCATTACATAGACTTGTTTATAAAAATCTATAAAGCCCTCAATTAGTTTTTTATCAGCATTAGCAGCAATTGAAGAAAGAAAATTAAAAGTTACATTTCTGAATTTTTTACGCAAAGATTTAATTTGCTTTTCATTTGCACCTAAGAATAATTCTTTTTTGTAAATTTCTGTTTTCGTTCCTAAAGCTGTTTTGAAAAGTCCAGCGTTTTTTTCTTTTACACTTTTCAAAACATCTAAAGCAATTAAACTATTTGCTTTACTGTTTGCTACTGCTTTTTCTACACTCACTTTATTTACTTTTGTTGTCATAATAAAAACGCTTGAATATTTTATTATTATTATTTTATAACCTTTTTGATAGATACTCAAGACTTATTAAACTATCTAATAAGGTTTGTTTCATTTCTGTATTGCAAAGATAAGAACTATTTTTTAATTAGCAAAATTTTTAGAGAAATATTTTCTTAAAAAGTTTTAATTAAAAATTTATTCAAATATCGCTTTATCTTTTTGACATTGCAAAGATACGGACTTTATTTTAATCTACAAACATTTTCAAGAAAAATTTTTGAGAAAATAAAAATATTCATTTTCAAAATATTTTCTGTTAAATAAATGAAAAATTAAAAATTTTGTGCACTTAATTTTTGCACTTAATTTTGGGGGTTCACAAGGGGAATCTTCGTACGCTTTGTAGTGGGCATATATGATATGTATATGATAATACCTATATGGCTCCTGCCTACCCTCTTGAGAGTGTATTATATATCTGTATATTACACATAGGCCCCTAATGGACTAAGGTGATAAAGAATTAAGGCTTATGGGTATATCCCTCTATAAACCTCTTAATCCTAATCTATAGGGCCATATATGGTCTATGGTAAGCCTATAGGAAATAGGTTTCATGGATTAGCCTATAATGGCTTACTAAGTTAGGCTAAGTAAAAACCCAGGTACCTAAGTTAGGCCTGGGATAATACGATTAATAGGGGTACCTCGTTATGGATACCCCTTAATGATTTAGCAAGTGAAAGGAACCGTTACCATGAATACCGTAGCGATTTGATTTATTATGGGAGCTTGACCGAAGTAAGCTTCTGTGTCATAGGGAAAGATATCCCGTAAGCCTTTAAAGCAAGCGATTTCTGCAGTGTTATCGAAAGCTTTAAGATCATTGATAGTGAAAGTTAATATGTGTACTCCAGCATCATTGTGATCGATAGTTTGGATTGATACTAGAGTAAGATAGTCAGGGATAGTTGTTTCCTGTAGTTCCTTTAAGTAGGGAGTAATGAACTCTTTGATGCCTTGAGGATAAGAAGGATAAGCATCAGGGGCTGCAATTAATGATAAATTAATACTCTTTGCAAAATTAAATTTAGTGTTTAAAATACTTGTTTTCATACGTCTATTATTTAATTAGTTATTATTACAATGCAAATATAAATATAATATATTATATATGCAATAACCTCAATTGCCTTATGAGGTACCTAAGAGCCTTGAAGGTTAAATTACCTTTATCCCTCTAAATCCCCAGGGGCCATTAATGGAGATAGCCTTAATCACAGAATTGCCCTAGAGTTCTGCAAATAATGCTAATATAAATACTAATCAAATTACTTACATGTTTACTAGGAATATTACCTAAATATGCCCCTTGAAGGCCTTAAATCCTATAAACTATTGGGCCATAAAACCCTAATCCTAATTAACCATCCCCAACAAATAATATCACAAATCCGATTGCCTTCACCCTGACTAATATATATATATATAATATACTAAACTATATGGCTTGGCAATAAGGTAATTGTAATGGCCATTAATGGACTGTGTACTAAAGCTATACTACATACTATCATGATAGCTCTATTACATACTCATATTTTAATTGCCAAGACCTTCACTTACCTTGAATGCAAAGCTATATATAATACTAATATAAATGGCTCTTAGGGGTAGGTAATTTAGGGCCCCTAATGGTCGGATTTTGGGTACCTTTTAGGCCTTTTTGTGATTGCCTTTAAAGTGTGGGGTAGTAGAGCTAGAGAGCTATATAGTATAGTGGATATAGTGTAGTTGTATAGTGATAGGGTAGTACCCAGGTTCTCTTACCCAAAAGCAAATACCCCCGGCGAGGTACCTTGATATATGTATTTGGTATTATATTAATAGGTATATTGGTTATAGATAGGATAGGTATTATATTGTGTACCTTAGTTAGCGTGGTATGATTTTGTTTTGTTTTTGTGTTAGGGTGTGTAGAAGGTACCCGGTATTTATTCCGGGTACCTCGTGGGTATTTATTCGATTAGGTATACCTGTATGAAGGCATATAATAAGAGAATTATGATTATATTCATTCGGTAGATGAATTTCTTTGTTAGGTAGGCTTCTTCATTTAGGAATAGGAGCCAAATAGTTACGATGAGTAGAATTAGTGATTTCATAATTTTTAGTATTATTATATGTACCTTAGTATAATCCTATATGTGTAGGATACCAGGATTAGTGATGAGGTATATAGGGTTAGGATTATTAGCTGTGAGATGATATACCTTATTTTGTTTGTTGGGTGGGTATGCTTGTGGGCTTGGTATATTTTCTCATTGCGTATGAGGGTTAGAATGGTTCCTACGGATAGGATTATTCGGATTATGTGATAGAGGATGTTCATGGTAGTGATATTATATCGATTATGGTTATATCGGTTAGGTTTACTTCGAGGATTTCTCTTAGCTTTAGCCTTATATAGGTACTGTGTTTATGCCATGGGTTTATTTCTTGTTTGGGGTAGCGGAGGTAGGTATTAAGTTCCTCAGTTCTGTACACTACGTTCATTTCTTCGCAGAAGCCTTTGGTAGTACCAGGTATTGAGCCTGGTACTTCAAAGGATAAGAATTTTTCTGATGTTAGCATATCTATAGTTCATTAGTTAGTATTCGGATATCAGTAAATTGATTCATGTATTCCTCTTCTGAGGATATGTCAAGGCATTTACATGCTATGTAGTGACCATACATTGATATACCTGTTTCGTAGCCTTGGTCATCATTCATGAAGTAGGCTAAGCCTTTCTTATTGATTTCGATTACCGGATAGGGAGGTTCTCCATTAGTTGCTTCCTTATCGAAGGTAGCAAAGTCATAAGTATCGGTGTTATCGGTTATTGTACTAAATATTTCGATTAGCCAGTTAAAGTCCTCTAGAGGTACTCTGTCTAGCCATTCCCATCCAATGGGATATTCGTTTACTGTTATTGTTGGTTCCATATCTTAATTAAGTTGAGGATTAAACTTTTGTTTTGGTTGGCCAAATAGGCAGCAATGAGGATAGCCTTCATCGTCAAGTACACCCAATATAAGATATCGATTTGAATCTCTTGGGATTTCGAAATAGAAAGCTGGTTTCATATCACCCTCTATGAATGTAAAAACTATTTGAGTGTTTTCTAGTAACCCATTTAGTTGTACATGGGATAAATAGTTATAGATGGCTTATTTTTGGTTTGTAGGGTTCCCTTCCCATGAATTAAGCATAGCATTATACCAGTCTGGATTATCGCATAACTTCTTTAATTGTTGTTGGATATATGGGATCATGATTTGAAATAGAAATATAAGTCCTCGATTAATGTATCTTGTTCTTCGTATATTGTATCTGATACTACGTATGCTGATACGAAATGTAAATAGAGTGGGCCAAATAGTATTCTTAGTACTATGTCCCTTAGTTCAATGCTAAGTTGTTCTTCCTCTTCAGTAGAACTGGGTTTGATTGCTTGAAGTTCTGCCTTGTAGGATGCCGTAACGGCATCCTTTAGGGTCTGAATATATTCTGGATTAGTTTCCTTGAGAATACTTAATTGTGATTTGAGTTCTTCGTTTATCATAATGGTTTAGCAATTATGGATATGAATCCTTGTGGATATTGAGTGTAAAATAATTGGTAGTTCCCTGTGGGCAAGAAGACTTGCATTATGTTTGCAAGTAATGGATAGATTTTCCATTGGTTTTCCTCTAGAAACTTATCCCAGGCTTCTGACTCTTCGGGATAATTTCCAGAAAGTTGAATATGATATTCTGTTTGTTCTGGGATAAATAAATTGGTTACTACTTGGATTTCGCCTGATTCCTTTTTATATTGAGTGATTGGATACCAGATACCCTCGGTTTTCCATTTATTGAGCTGGAACAGAGTCATGCCCTGTTCCAGTACGTTAAGTAATTTATATAAGTTTACCATAGTGATTATTTATTAAGTTGTCTAATAAGTTCTGATGCAGCCAAGGAATCAAAGAGTTGGGTTTCTCTTTTGTCGGATTCCCATTTTTCGAGAGCATTATACGTAGCAGTATATTGAGATATCATGTCCTCATCTTGTTCTTCGTCTTGGATAAATTCCCGGAGATGTTTTTTGATCCCAGTAATTATGTAATCCTGATGTTCTGGAGTTAATTGAGGAATGCCGAATATGATAGCTTCTACCTGTGAAGGAGAATAATCATAGTATTGGTCGTCAGCACCCTTTGTTAGATCCATGTGGGAGATAATGTTTTCCTTTAGATTTTCGAATAGATCCTCTTCTGAGGAGTATACCATTATGTAACCAGAAATATAAGAAGCAAGAGGTTCATCACCCAGATCAATTGAGTAAACCCAGATGTGTTTTGAATCCTTGTTAATGTAGAGCCCATCCGTATAGTCGTAAGTAAAAAATGGGTGGGCAGTAAGCAAGTTGCGGATTTCGTTTAAATTTTTTAATTCATTCATAACGTCTATATTAAAAATTATGTGAGAAATATTTCTCACTGCAAATATAAGAATAATATTTGAATTATATAATTTATCTATCATTATTTTTATAAATAGGGGAGTTCCAGGATGTGTTTGAGATGCACCCTGGAACTATTTTGATTAGTACTGCCCCGTGAAATTGATAATGATGAATAATGAAGTATCATTGAAATGAACCGAGATAGTATCTCCATCAGAGTTTGCCATATAATGACTGTTTCCGTTAAGTTCTTTTAAGGATGTTTCCCAATTAGAATTGATATACTGGATGACCTTGTTTTCGAATGCCTTGGATTCTTCGACATAGATATCAGTATCGGCATCATCATCCGGATAATTAGAGAAGTTGAAGTTAAGAATTCCTAAATAGGATTCATCTGGATTAGAGATCTCTTGATAAAAATCGTGTCCGTAGAAGAATTGCTTTTGAGTTCCATCGAATTGTTTCTTGATAAAATCCCTGATTTCTGTTATTGTTAACATAGTGATTAAGTTTTGTGACCCAGTTACGGGGTCGGATTAATAAATTATTTATTTTTCTCTATGCAAATATACATATAATATATTATATATGCAATAAAATTTAAGGGAGTCCCGGTTCTATGTTTCGATATGAATTTAATACCTGGACTCCCTGAGGATATATAGAACTGGTTCAGGGATTAGTATAACTCATCGGCCAATAATGGTTCCTTTGGCTTATTTAGTTTTTCCTTCGAGCGTCTTATAGCCCAGTTCTCATAGGGTGTATATTCAAATATACGTAGCTCCTCGTTATATGAAGCATATACCATTTGTCTACGAGTTATTCTCCTGCCGTAAGTTTTCTTAAGATTAGCAAACCAATCTAGATACTCCTGTAAAGTATTAAAAGTTTCTTTGTGCCCGTCTAAATTGGGAAGGTAAGATGCAGGTCTTACCTTCCATACGGCTTCGATATAACATTTATGCAAAGTTAGGTCAATAAAGAATCGGCACCAGGTACCACCAAAGATGGTACCGGTAGAGAATTCTATTTGTCTAGCAACTAAGGGTGCTGGAGTATATTTAGGCTTTGTCATGAGATTGAGAAATTAAGTTGAAAAATCCAGTGATTTCTATCTAAGTTATTGAATGATATGAACATACCGTCATTATCAGTGAAAGCATTCATAAATTGAATAGCAGCATCCGCCAGTTGACCCTTATAGGGATTTGTATCAGCAGTTATCATTGATTCGAATGTAAATGTATAATAGGTAGTTTCATATATTTGGATTTGATTAATATCCAAGCAATTGAGTTTGTAATCCTCTTCCAGTTGAATGAGAAGTCCCATTAGAAGATTTAAGAGATGACCCTTTTCATCAGAGTCAAGTTCAAATGTGGATTTCTTTTCTAAGAAATTGCGAACTACCTTAGTTAGTTGTTCATCTTGATTGTAAGTTACTGAGTTTGTTTCCATATTTTTGTCTATTTTAAAATTGATATGCAAATATAATCATTTTTATTTTAATATAAAAATATATCTATTTTATTTTTAAAGTGGCTGAGGATATGTACACGCTAAGAAAGGCAGACTAATGATCTGCCTTTCGAATTTAGATAATCAGGGTATTTTTAGCATAATGGCAAGCATCCTCAATAATATAGGGGACAGAAGCGCATAAAGCTCTATAACCCACTTGATTTAAGTCATGGTTTTTCTTTTCTAATTCCTCTTTGATTACCCTTTTAAGAGATTCCCCAATCTTCTGAGATAACTCTTGAGATTGATAATAGATTCTCAATTGGTGAATAAGGTCTTTTAGGGCTTCATCGTTGGGTGTTAAACATTCAGCCTTATCGAGAGTTAGGATCCCATCCCCAAGGTCTTTCCAAATCTCAAGCCCAATATGAATTATCTCTTCAGTGAATTCACAGAACTCTTCATATTTGAGTTTAGTATCCTTATCAAATCCCAAATAATATCTGACTAAAGGTATCAGATATCCCGTTAACCTTTGGGGAACTAGATTCTCTATACAATGGTCCAAAGTAATTATATAGAACTTATCAGGCCTCAGTGTTACTGATATCCTGCATATTCGCTTTGTTGTCGGGCTCATAATAATGTAATTTTTGGATTACGGCTTGAATGTAAGTATTTTTTTCTCGATATTGAAAGATAATCGAAATAAGCACCTCATCTTTAGGTAGTAGCATTTGAATTAAGTTCCCGGGTACTACTAAAGTAGGCATACATTTGCAGTCCTCTCTAGAAAAATTCTCGATTATCATTTCAGCTCTTCTTATGGGTTCTGGCTTAGTTGGGTCCAAAGTTAGGACTGGAGCAGTTACGCATTCCTTTAACCCTTTAGTTAAAGCCTCATATAACCATTCATCTTGAATAGTTTCGGCATTTAGCACAGTCATCTTAATCATATTCTAAATCTATTTAGAGTCCATGTTTCAACTAAACAATTCGCAGGTTTATCCAACTTTACTACTTTGGATTTACTAAATACCCAAATCTCATAATCCTTATACTCTAAGGATAATCTGCTGAACTTAGAGGTTTGAAAAATTATGAGATTTGAAGTTCTTGATAACATGTCTGCATGGCAAGTTACCTTATCAGAAGTAATAGCATCTTTGAAAGCAGTCAATAAGCTTTCATCTGATTTCTCTTGGTTCTCAGATAGAAGTTTAATAAACTCTACCTCCACATCTTGATTCATGTGTACCCTTCTAAAGGCGAATTTTTCTTTATTTTCCATATGTATCATTTTTAGATAAGAACTCTTGAGCTAATTCATCTTGAGTTCTTTCGATTATGTTTTTAACTATAGTTTTATTCTCTACTGTAGCCCACATGTGTAACATACCCAATTGAGCATCCATATAACAATCTATGAGTGAAGGATCTTTCTTGAATACTTCCCATTGTTTTACGAAATTCATTCGAACTAAGTCCCTGTAGTCATTATCCGACATATCTCCTGTGTCTATATAAGCAGATACCCTCTTTCTTACTTCTAAAAGGATTTTCTCTAAATTTTCGGGTAACTTGAACTTATCTGGCAATTGGCGATATACTAAAGAATTAGGTACTAATTTTTCAAATGTAAACTGGTTATCAAAGATATTCTCAGGATATCTACCCGAGAATATTAGTGGTACCTTATATTGTAGTAAGGAAGGTACTACATCATAGACAACATAATGTTTTTGATATTCCCTATATAGGTCAAAATATAGGTTTTCATCGAATACCCCAGATTTCCTCATCATTGCTCGTAGAGTATGATAAACTGTATTGATATGCTGATTGTTTAAATTGAATATCAGATTACCATTCTTAATAGCAATAAGTTCCCGGCAACATCTTTTTCGTTTAAATAAACTCATGTGATTAAAATATAAAGTTAATGTATATGTCTCTATTTCCCTTGAAGAATTTTTCATGATTAAAATCATCATACTTATGGCAAGCATAAGATTGAGAAGTTCTATCATAATGATCTCTTACCCATACCGGAGCAGTTTCTGTTGGCTTTAATTTAAAGTAAGTACCCTGATTAACTTTGTTAATCTTGGTTTTCTTGTAGTAATTGGTCTGTACTTCCATATTTTTGTCTATTTTAAAATTGATATGCAAATATAATCATTTTTATTTTAATATGCAATAACCCAGTATACCTACGGTAGCTTCTTATTCCGGAGGAATTGTGATGCAAATGAGCTATTATCCTCTTCTTCCGGTAATTCTTCTTCGTAAGCATACAATTCTGGATCTTCTTCATCTGGGTCTATATTCATCTCTATTTCTCTTCTCAATTCATGATGTTCTTTTGAGAAAGAAGACATTGCTCCCTTATAATCATCGGTGATTTGCATCAACTCTGCTTTATTCAGATTAAGACCCTCTTTACTAGTGTCTATTCCCTCTTGTTTAGTAGCAACTACTTCTGGCAAACTGCTAAGGTCATATCTTGACTCTAACAGTTTTGCTTCTTCGGTTTTATCTAATACCTTTTGGGATTCTAATACTATTTGACGAGCCTCTTCAACTGTGATTGCATTTTGCTGTGTTACGTTATTCTGTTGATTGAATTGAGCAAATATATTAGTTGTATTTCCTCCTGTAAGATTACGTACTATTGACTGTAATGAAGTAGAAGATTCTAGTTTAAGCTTAAGTGCTTTCCCTAATTCTGAAGATATAAATGGTACATACTTTCCACCTTGAGACTCTCTCAGAATATTAACCTGATGGGCTATCTCCATACGGTCTTCTAAAGCCCATGCTAGTTGTTCTCCCATTAATGCTTGCAATAAATCTTCTGCCTTATCTTTATCCCATATTCTAGAGCTTAATAACCTATCCCTCATAAATACTCGTATGTAATTAATATCTATGCCCATACGGTATGAGAAGGTATTAATGTCATAGGTAATACCACATAATACACCATTGCCCATCAACCACTGATTGATGATATAATTATGTATCTTCATCAAAAGATTATCATCTGGATTCTTTTGATATTCTAATGCCATAGCTGTAGTTCCCATCGGTCTTGGGAATCTTACAATCTTATTTTCTTTTTCTGACATACAAATGAGATTTTCTAATATCGGAACCTTCATCATAACCCATATACTCTAAATTGTATCTTATATACAAATTCAATGATAGGTTATAGAAATATCCCTTATACCTTTTATTATTCACTGATAAATTAAAAGATTCACCAGAGATTAAGTCCCTGGTGAATACCAAATTGCCTTTCCCAGTAATGGGGATTTTAAGGCAAAGTTTATAATTCCCTACCCTAAATTTATTCCCATGCAGGTCTGTGATTTCTCTTACCATAATTTGCCTTTTTAAGGTTCGAAGGTTTTTTGTCTTGTTTACTACGGTAAGGATTATTAGGCCTTGGGTCATTTTGGATAATCCACTTCTGTTCTTCGATTAACTTTTGTACCTCAGGGAATAATTTTTTCCTCAGAGGTACTACCTGAGTAGCAAAAAAGGCATTCCATAATTTCTGAGTAAAGGGTTCCCCTACCTTGAGTTTCGAAATTGCCCAGAATTTAGTTTCAAAATTCTTTATTATTTCCTTAAACCGATAGTAATAGATATATCCGCACTTTGGATTTATACCTATAGTGGTAGTTTGGCAATAATCTAGAAAATCTTTACCTAATTCGGATATAAACTCTTCCCTTTTGAAATCATAATTCTCTTGGTCGAGTTTAAATAGTTTGACATAATCTATTGCTTCCATATAACTTTACTTTGTGATTATTAATCTGGGATAGTCATCGGTTACCTGAAATAAATATCCCCTTATATCATCCTCATAATATGAGGACCAATAAACCCTTCTAATCCGAAAATTATCAAGGATTGCCCCTTTTGGTATACCAGTAACATAAAGCCTATGATTAGGCCTCATTGGGGTTATTTCAAATTCACCAGTAGCAAGTAAATTACCATAGGTACCATAATCTGGCATATTACCAGTAAAACCTGTAGGTTGTAATACATCCATTACTAAGGTGGTTTGTGGTAATTCTCTTTGATTACATTTTATCACCAGTTTCGATTTACCTATATATAAATCTTTAACTATTTCTCTAAACATCTGTATATGATTATATAAGTGATACCATTTTTCTTGAAGAAAACGTTATCTTGTGAACGTTCTTCTAACTTCTTTAATTCTCTTCTGGATTCAGTACAAATCCTATCTAATCTTCTTAGAATATTCGATATACTATCCCAAATTGGAGTCATGGGTTCTACCGGTCCTGCATACATAATATGATGCTTAAGTTCTATTTGGGGATATTTTGATTTGTACTGATACTTACCTTTGATGTAAAGCACATTATACTTTTCTGGTTCGTTTCTTTTTGCGTTTTCCATTTTTGTTATTGTTAATGTAATCGGATATATTATCGAGTTGACCTAAAAGCAATGCTTGAATAAAGATGTGTATAGGCCTAAAAAAGAAATTCCTTACGTTATTGGGATTGATATACCAATCGTAAACTATAAAGAATTTCTTAATCTTAGAATGCTTGAGTGAATGCTGAATTAGCCAAGATTTACAACATCGTTTATGTAATTCGACTAACTCCTTATCCTGTTTTAGCATCTCCTTATCAGAGAAGATAGTGTAATCCATTTTGTATGAATTAGAGTGCCCGAAACCAAATATCCCGGGCACTGGGTTAATAAAGGGTTATGCAACTTGTTCTGGTTTGAGAACCTTTTTCTTAAAGTCCTCGTATGCCTTAGCAGCAGCTTTGAATTCTTTGGAATTGATATCCTTAATACGAGCCATGGCAAGTTCCAATCTGTGGAGTTCATTACGGGTTTGTTGTCTCCATTTCTTCCGGGCAAGTGTGTCTACTACGTCCTCGGGATATACGTATTTTACTTCTCGGTTGGAGATTACCTGTTCGATGATGGAGGGTTTCTGTTGTTCTTTTACTTCCTTGACTACCTGTTCCTTTTTAGATTTGGCAGGTTTTGCCTTTGGAGTGAGTTCTACCAATTTAGCATTGGCAAAGGATTTGGCAGCCTCTTGAGCATTTTCTACCAATTCCTTTTTAGTCTTTTTGGCCTTTTCTTTAGAAGCTTTAGAAGTTGTGGACTTTGCATTCTTAATGCCTTCAAGTTGTTCTGCAACTTTGTTGCTGATAAGGTTAGTAACCTTGTTTTCATTCTTTTTCATAATGTCTATATTAAAATGTTAGTAAATTGATTTCTTATGCAAATATAAGAATAATATTTTAGATACAAAAATAAATCAAATAAATTTTTATATTTGCTAAGGTTAATCGGCTAGGAAGTCAAAGACCTCTAGAGGATAGTTAATTTCATCTTCTGGGTCATTAATATAATCTTCGTATTCGTCGTTATACCTATCATAAATGTTCTCGGTTTTAGTATTAGGTACCTGAGTACATTTTTCAGGATATTTCTTTACGAATTCATAGGCTTCTTCGGTAGTCATTATCTTATCCGATGTAAATTCATAGGTTACATAAGAGTAAGATTCACCCAATCTAGAAACTTCATATTGCTGGTATCCAGATTTCTCAATCTTATATAATTGATTTTCTGGAATAGTTTCTATCTCTACCATATATTTATACCATTGTTTCTTCTGCTCCTTCTCTTTTGGTTTTATTCCCAAACTATCTGAAAGATAATTCAACTTGGTTATGGGACTTTCAAAACGAGAAGGAGCAGTGCTCACTTCTATGTGATGAGTTCTATTCTCACCTATGAAGTAAATCACTGCTCCCAGGGTTACCAGGCCCAATATGAATTTAGTTTCTGAGTTCATACCCGGTAGTTTTAAACTTATCCTTGATATTACGGTTCAAGTATTTACCTTTGGATTCTGATTGGTGTAAACCATTGCAAATTTCATAAGGTACCTTATCATAGCGATATACTCGGTTATTTTTAAAAGCAACCCAAAGTTGTTGTTTCTTTGAGTCATAACCAAAGCCCTCAATGTTAGAGGATTCGCAAGGAATCATTTCAACTCCAGTGTTCATTTCAACTGATTCTAAGTATTCGTTCTTCTCCATGTCTATATTAAATTTTTAAAAGTGTTAATTCAGGGTGAAATTTGAGATGTGACTTCTGGAATATTGCCCAAGTTCCCAGTACTCCTTGAGAATTAGTATGTACCCATTCATCTTCCATACGGAACAGAATATGAGAGCATACCATCATCTGATATTCTGAGATTGTTTGGATTAGTTGGGGTGTTTGTTCAATATCCACATATAATTGTATGTGTTCATCTAATGCCATTAGGATTTCCTCGTTATCAATCTGAAGAAGTTTTTTGATTAAATCATCGGCAATGTTATTCCCATTAGATACCTCTTCCTTGATTGAATTTAGAGATTCAATCTGAATGCCAGCAATTAGCTTGATGATGTCTTTTGTTTCTTTGTCCATAATTAAATTTCTTTATGCAAATATACTAAATTTATTTTATATAAAATACTCTTTTAATAATTACTGAGGTAAGTGTTATCGGTTGATTGCCTCTTCTATCTTATCCTTGATAGAATCTGGGAATATTACATCCCGATACCAACGCATAAAGAACTTAGAAGGTTTCTTCTCTGGGTTGAGAAGTAATTGCCTTTGCTCTGTAGAGAATTTAATACGTTCTTCTTCAAGCATATACTTAGGAAGTTTAGTAAATTCTGCTTGAGAGAAAGATATTACGTTTTTCCCAGTTTGTGCCCTTAGAGGTTTCTTCCTTTCTTTATATAGGTACGGAATAATCTTTTTCGAGGGCCCGTTAAGGATGCTAAAACCGAAGATGACCATTGGGTCAAATTTATCTGCCTTGGGGTCTTTGGCTCGTTTGATACATCTTGCCATCCAAGAGAATGAATTGGGATATTGCTTATTGTCGGTTGCTTCTCCAACATCCTTTTTATCGAATTCGAATCCGGGAAAGTGATAAAGAAAGTCCTCCGTAAGGATAAAGACAAATCCTAATTCTCTTAGGTATTTAATAATCTCTTGTTGGCTTTTACCTTCTTCAACCATTTTCTCCACATCTGCAAGGATATCTTCTCTTGGTGATTCAAGATTCTTAACTGTAGCTCCTGCAGGTCTTCCTCTACCAGCAGTTGATACCTTAGCAGGTAATACTCCAATTAACCTATCTAAGTATTCTTTAAAGTTATCTACATCTTGTTTATTAGTAAGAGTTACTTCTACTCTTATAGGACCTTTATGCTGTACCTTTGGACCTGAGTTCATCTCAGTATAAGCATCTACTAACCTATCTGATAAAGGTGTACCATTCTCTGATAGTGTAGTGACTCTTAGTTTTGGTTTATATACTTCTTGTTCCATATACTTAAGTGTGAGTAAATAAAAAGGCCTGAACAATATAGATTGCCAGGCCTTTTTCATATTAACGAATACTTATATAAAAGGGATTAATCCTCTTCTTTTACGGCCTTTTTCTTCTTTTTATCTTTGGCCTTCTTCTCTTTCTTCTCTTTGGTTTCCTTCGTTTCCTTTGGAGCCTTTCCTGAAGCAAGCTTTCTTTGCTCCATACGATATTTCTTCTTTTCGGCAGAAGTCATTTCCCGTCCGTCGATAAGAGGATAATCGTATTTGGTAGCAGCTTTACCGGCAGATTTCTTTTCCTTCTTTTCTTTGGTTTCAGATTTCTCTTTCTTACCCTCTTTGAGTTTTACCAATTTCTTAGTGTTCTCCTTGTCACCTTCTGGGTAAGCAGCAGCTACCTTGTCCCGTTCCTTGTTGAGCTTATTTACAAGTTCGGTAACCTTCTTACCATGTTTCTTGTCCTTAGTCCAATCTTTAGTTGGGTCCAACTGGTTCTCTTTGAGATAGGTGTCTAAAGCTTTCTTAGCCTTGGTGAGTTCCGGTGTCTTAGATTCCGGCTTACTCTTCTTTTCTTTCTTAGCCATTTTCTTATAATTTTGGTGAATAAATGAATTTCGATTTACATAATACCATAGTTATACTTCCCTAATTTGGGTTGGGATTTCCTTAATTTCTAGGATTTCTACATTTGCATTTTCAAGAATAGCCCTTATTTGCAATATGTCTACTACTTCTTGCTGAGTTAGATTAGTAAAAGTTTGCTCATAAGTTTTATCTCCAACTTTATAGATAACAGTAATTATAACCCCATTAAGCTTTCGATTTAACTTATCCATCAAACCTTTTAGTTTCCTTTTAAGATAACCCATCCTTAGCTTATGCCTTTGCCAATCACCTTTCTTCCCTTTTGAAAGTGCTACACTCATTTGATAATGAGTGAACTGTATATCATTAACAGTCATCTTAAGGCTTGATAAGAGAGTTTTTATGTTTACTTCTTCCATTTGGGTCTTTGTATTACTGGGTTAACTACTTCCTGGACTTCTTCTGATAGCATTATTCTTGCCTCATTCATTATATCTAAAGCAAGTTCCCTTTCATCGGGTTCCAGGTTTAATTCTTTATCTTCTAGTGCATCAGTATAAGTATTTATTAGATTATCTAATGCAAGTATTCGAATATTCTTTCGAATTGCTAATTTCTCTTTATCCATGGGTAATAAAAATTAAAGCCCACTACCTTCGCAGGCAATGAGCTTTACGATGAACAACGTCCTAAGTGTGTAGGGTTGTTTATCTTGTCTTATGAAATTAAACTTGTTTTAGCAGATAGATAGTTCTTTTAGGATGTGCCAAAATTAATCTTCGGTCTCTTCAGACTCTTCGTTTTTATCCTTCTTGTTTTTCGGAGAACAGATAACGCCATGACCTTTCTTTGACTTCACTGTCAAGTTTCCTGGAACGAATGCCACTGAAGTAGATACCGGTTTACCCTCAGTAACCAAAACTGAAGTAACTACTACTCCCTGATAGCCCTCTTTGTTCTTTACGGCATAACCAAAGTTCATAACCTTGGATTTGTCGTTGATTGCAATGATATCAATTTGCTTACTGTTAGGACGTTGTTCAGCTGGTCTGTTTTTCAGAGCCTCTTGACGAGCTTTACGTTTTGCTTCCTTTTCAGCGTCTTTCTTTTCGTCACCTTTTTTCTTGGTGTCAGCTTTCTTTGTTGCCATTTCTTTTAATTTTTAATGTTATGTTACTAAATAGTTTTAAAAGGGAAGGTCATCCCTTGGGTCGTCTCCTTCCCAGTAATATTTCCTTCCCTCATAATCTCTTACTTTTTTCCTTTTTTGCCCTTTCCCTTGGCTTCTTTCTTTGCCGGAAGTTTGAGACCCAATTCCTTGGCAATTGCCTTACGAAGTTTTTCGATGTCATCTTCTTCGTAATCGTCTGGATCTGTTTCAAGGTCTTTGTCATCGCATACATCTTCGAGTTCTTCGAAGTCCATTTCGGCAAGTTCTTCACCGGTCAGTTCTTCTTCCTCTTCTTCTTCATCATCTTCATCGTCGTCCGAGTCTTCATCATCCTCGTCATCTTCATCTTCTTCATCAGAGTCCTCATCGTCATCGGAATCTTCGTCATCGTCCTCTTCTTCCTCTTCTTCTTCCTCGGATTCAGCACCAAAGAGGTCTTCAGCTTCTTCAGCGGTCAAGGTAATTGGAGCCGGGATGATTTTTACTGAGCCATCTTCATACTTGATGATAATTGCACCATTAATTTCTGTTCTGGAAACTTCTTTCAGTTCCACTTCTTTTTTCTTCTTAGCCATTTTCGTAATGTTTAAGTTGGTTAATTAATAAAATATATCACTCTGTTATAAGTTTCTGATAATTTCCATTTCCGGGATTTTCGTTATCACTGTTAAATTGTTTAATCTCATCTAGAGTTGTTTTCAATTCTATTTGAGATTCTATGGTTACCATTTCGGATTTAATCTCCTTATGGAGTTTATCATAGGTTACCTTTTTAAATGTCTTACCTATGAAAGGATTAATAGGTCCATGGGTTACTAACCCTACCTTTGATAATTTATCATTCATTGCTATATATAATTTTAGTTATTCCAGGAATACCAACCTTACCAAATACTTCGGTATAGAATTTATATTTCCCTTTTTGTATTGATTTATAGTTATCCGATAGTCGAATTGGGTATACCCATATCTTATTTTCTATCATCCTATTGGTCATTATATAAGCATAAGAACTTCTAAGCTTAATATCCCCCAATGATATAAATCCTTGGAACAAAAGCGATTTCTTGATGAACCTTTCTTTTGGCAAATACCCAATAAATTTAAGTGATGCCTCATCGAATATATCAAGCATATCCCTTTGTGCTTTGATAAATAGTACCTTCCGTATTGGGATGTTCATTTTCTTTCTTAAATATAAAGCTAGTGAACTTACCAATGGAGGGTACTGAAGAAAAAATATATTGAACCTATTTTTCTCCTCTGGATTCAGCCTGTTGTAAATCCTGTAGGATAGCAAGACGGACCTGTAATCTCTTTTTGTGGAGATGCTCGGTAGATATGCCCTGCCGTTGTCCATATAGTTTAATTGAGTATCTTTCATCGAATTCCTTTTTTCCTTTAGACTTAAAGACTCTGTGCATTTGAACCATGAATCTTCTTCGCCTATGTTTATCAATATGATATTCCTCGGGTATTATAAATTTTTTCGCTTTTACGAATTTACCCTTGTACCAGAATTTAGTGTATCCCCATTTATACCGGGTACCATTCATATCGGATAATTCTTTAATACCCTGCCTTATTAGTTTCCTTCCAGATATTATATGAATATATTGGAGAACATCAACTCCATAAAGGTAAACTAAAGTAACTTTTACGTGATGTCTAGTAAAATAGGGGATACCAGTTAAGTGTTTCCTATATAGACTTTTTTCAGTTATATACTTGTTGGTGGTATCTGGTCTCCAAGTCCAAATATAATACCTATCTGGTCGTATCGGTTCGTTATTTCCCTCCCTTAGTTTTACCATTGATATTCCTTTTTGCCATTCTATACCAAAGGTTAATTGATTTCTCATTTGCCTCAGGGAATTTTTTCTTCATTCTCCGAATAACCCTATCAAGTTCAAAACCCTTTGCAGTCAATTCGAATACGTAAGATTTTTTAGTACCCTTGATAAGATTAAATTCATCTCTTTCTCTTGGGGGTTTCTTTTCCCGAGGTTTCTTTATTCCAGGCACTCGTTTTGTTCTCCTTTGCCCATTTTCACCTTCTTCTCCGAGAAACCCAAGCCTTAGTCTAGAATTTCTTAAGGGATCATCCTTTGAATAACCAATATTCTCTAATTGCTTATCCATCCAATCATCATATTTATCTATTAATGACTTATCTGGTTTTTCTTCCGATACATTTATAAAATGTAATAAGTCAAATACACCAGCAGAACAAGCATCTGGAAAGGGCATACCCAATATGATAGCCTTTCTCTTTAAATCTTTGTAAGTCATGTTTCTCCCGGATGCACCCAAGAAATTCGATTTCTCTTTGGAGGGAGCTTTCTTTTCTTTTTTATCTTTTTTTCTTGTCATATTTAAGTATTCATTAATTCGTTATGCAAATATAAGAATAATATTTTAATTATATCTTATTAATCTATTTATTTTTTATAAAAATCCGAGGTTTTTGCCCGTTCTACGGCAGTAGATTTGGGTTTCTTCGGTTTTCTATAAGTATGGGTATTATAAGCCATATCTAATTTCTTGATATTGAATTCTATATTATTCACTTGATTATAGTTTACTGCTCTTTCCACACAGCATCTGTACTCTGGCCAGAATTTTTGTCCAAGCTTTACTGTACCTGTTTTAATCATGAATTTAGATACCATAAAACCAAAAGTATCGGCATCGTCTTTTGTTTCAAACACATACATGTAGAATCTACTAAATTCACTAACTACTTCATCTAAGGGTCTTACAGGTAATAGTAGATAACCATCAGTATACAAATCCTCTGATATTAAAGCTACCCAATATTTCTTTTTACCAGGTTTTACTTTGTACTTAAACCTTTCTTTTAACTTAGTGTGCATCCAATCTGGTACCCTACTAAGAAGATATTTAATATATATCTTATCCTTCTTATTTGACCTTCTTTTAAATGCAGAAGGCTGTTGTAGCATTCTTGGAAGTATTCTAAAATTATTCCACCTGTCAAACTCAAGAATTAATCTTAGAGTGTCCCTATCCCATTCATCTTCCGACTCTTTTAATCGCTTTATATTCCTTTCAAGGTTTTTAGAATTCACCTTGGGTAGTAATTGAGTAGAATCCCCGGTATACACACTTGCTTCTTTTCGCTTCAGTCGTTTCTCTAAACACCCCTCAATGTAATCCTGAAAATTTCTCTCACATGGGCAATCTGGTCGAAAAATAGAAGTATGTTTCTCAAAAAAATCCGAAAATAGCCTAAAAAATTTTTCAGACCGTTCTCGGATTTCAAGATACTTGTAATGAGATAACTTTAAAATTTCACCAGCTTCCCATGAAGATTTACTTTCTGATAGTTGAAGGAATAATGATTGTTGTTCTTTATCTATCAAACAACTCCAGGCTTTTTGTTGAGCTTCGTTCATCATATTAACTTCTTCTAAAATTCATTATACTATCAATTGCTTCATCGGTTATCTGATTAGGGTCATAATCACCAGAATTAGCAAATAGCTTATCTGGGTCATGATTTAAATATACACTATAAATAACGTTGTCAAAGGGTAACCATACTTCCATCCTTCCCATTTCTGGGTATATAAGGACTTTTACTCTTTTACAAAGATGGTCAACCTCTAATACTGTAGCATCTACTCCCTCATAGGGATATCCCCTTAATACTAAGTAATCTCCAGGCTTTACATTAACTAAATCATCTACAGAAAATTTCTTGTTCTCTTTAGCAATTCGTTTAAACCTTCTTACTTCTTTTCTACTACAAGTAGCTACTAAAGAAAAATCATCGAAGTCTTCGGCATTATCTATCCTTACTTTTTTCTTCCTGGGGTGCATTGTCTCAGTATTACGTAACCAAGTTCTGATACCAGATATATTCCTACGTAATTTATTAAGAAAAGGCCTTGAGAATGCTAATTTAGTGGGCATTCTCATAAAACCATAATTGAATAATACTGGTACTTCTTCGAATACCATTTTACCTTTTGTAGTTTTCCTTAATACATTCACCATCGGAATTATTGCTTTGATTTGGTCATACCCCTTTTCTTTGAGTTCTTGGTTTATCCTATCACAGTATTTCCTTTCAAGGTAAAATATACAATACGAGTATGGGGTATGCTTTTTCATAAGTTTAGGAGTTTTTAAGAATTGACTTTGCTTGTTTATGAATTAACTTGTAGGGTACATTTAAAACCTCACTAGCCATAAATACCATAAGAGTATTCCCCGGTACCTGAATATACATTACTTTAGTAACATATTCTGCAATAATGTCTCCCAGTTTTACTCCAACTACAAAGAAAAATTCCTCTGCAGGCATTGAATTATATCTCATACAGAGAATAGGAACCTTATTTGCTCTTTTAGCATCTTTACTAGCTTGTTCCCAAAATTTTAATATATCACAACCCTTATTCCCAAGTAGAATATGTTCAAATTTAATCTCTTTATAGTTTTTACATTCTACTGATATCTTACACCTATGAGCATGTCTTTCATCTTGACACATGATATCTGAAGCCAAATCCCTACTCTGATGATTTGCTCCAGAATAGGGAGTTCTTCCAAACTTATATGTAGTCCACTGAGTGAACCATTTTGATATCTTGAGCTCAAAACGATTACCTTTCTTTTTTGAGTTTGCCATAATCCTGTCTTGTTATAATTAATTATAACTTTATAGTTTCAAAATCTCATCATAATAACCCTCTTTGTATTTCTTCCAAATTCTACTTATACCTGAAGAATGAATCTTTGTGGGATTAAGTTTCTTAATTATGTCCTTATTAGTATGACCAGTTTCTTTTAACTTAATGATACTCCTAAATTGAGATTCGGTAAGAGTGGTATTAAGTTGCCAACCCCTTTTCCCCTTATTAGGATTGGATTCTTTAGTGAAAGGGGAATACCATCTACCATCTCTAATCATTTGATGTAAATTTTCTTTGTGTGTACCCCAATACAAATTCTTATAATAATCATTAGCGGGATTATTATCTTTGTGACATACCTCGGGTTTATTTAAAGGGTTAGGTATATAGGCTAATGCCACTAATCTATACCGATTCATTTTAATCTTCCCTAAAGTTTCATGAACTATCGAAGTTTTATACCTACCATTAGTAGAACTCAAATAAAATTTCTTCTTAATCCACACAGTAGAGAGAACTCCCTTAGAATATCTAGACCAAAGATGCCCTCTCTTACTTAGGTAGTAACCTGGAAATCCAGGTATATTATCATACTTTTTCATGCCTGTAAATTTGGTTTACAAGTATTTATAGTATGATAGCCCATTTTCTTTTGTTACTTGTAATATCTTAGAATTACTAAAAGTTACACTATCTAGATGGGTAATCACAAATACCGTCTTACCCTCAGAATACCTACGTATTAATGAAGTAACTAATTCTACATTATCCGAACTCAAAGACTCAAATACCTCGTCAAATAATATAATATTAACTCCTCTACTAGCAGTTAAGGATTCGTGCATGGCTAAAGCCATGGTAAAATTTACCAAAGTTTTTTCTCCTCCACTAAGTTCATCATAATCAATTATTTGCCCATCTCTTTCTATAAGAGTAACAAATTCTTTTCTAGCAGTACCCAAATCAATATTAAATTCAATTCTAAATCCTAATACTTCAGAATACTTTTCTAAACATTTATTCAAGAACTCAAGAGAAGAATCGAATAAATAAGCTTTAATCCCATTATTGCCCAATGGGTCATTGATTAACCAATTATAATTCTCAAGCTCTAATTCTTTATTGTGAAAATCCTCATCAACCTTACGTAGTTTTTTCCTAATCTCTTTAAGTTTCTGTTTATACTTGGGAGACATGACTTTAAGTTTTTCCTGTTTGAGCTTAGCCAAATCTTCGTCAACAGAAGCAATATCAGAAGCAATATCATCACAATCAGATTTTAATTTCCTATATCTATCATTTACACTACCAAGTTCCTCTAACCTCTCTAAAGCCTCTTGATACTCTTTATCATATTTATCAAGGTCAGAGAACGCTTTATATATTGATTTAGCATCACGTAATGCACGTTTGTAGTGACCTGCCTCTAACTGTATTACTAATTCCTTAATTACCGCCTTGAGAGGTACATTTGATAAACTTTTAGCATCTTTTATCTTACCCCTTAAATCAAGGATTAGTCTATTTTGTTTCTTAATCTTTATCTGAAGTGAGGCATCTACTTCATCTTTAATCCGTTTTTGTTTTTCAATCAGTAACTTAGTTAGCTTCTCCCTATCCTGTTTTAGTTCTTTCCTTTCTTCCCTAATCTTTTGTTTGAAGGATTTTTCCCTATCTCTCATATCAAAGTAAGCCTCTTTATTAGCCTCTAATTCTTTCTTCAGCATTTGAGACTCATGCTCTACTTCGTTTATCTGAGATATAAGATTATTCTTATCCTGCAATGCAATTCCCTTAGCAAGGTTTAAGAACTCTAAATCAAATACTTCTTCGAATATTTTTTTCTTATCTGAATTAGACTCTTGGATAAGCCTCCTTATACCTTGGCCAAACATGATTGAATTCATAAACAGAGTATATGACAAACCAATTTCTCTGTTTATTGCATCTTGTATCTTACCTTTCCCTTTTATATCAATTACATCGCCATCCTTGATAAATATGAGTCGGTCTTTACCCTTAGCCCCATCATCAAGTACTCCTTCATATTTTTGACATCTTAGTATCTTATAAGTATGGGAGTCTTTTTGGAAATATACTTGTACCTTTGTACCCTTATAATCCTTAGGTCTTACTTGTTTCCAGGTATTTACCTCAGAAACTCCCTTTAGATTCTTCCCATATATTGCCCATACCAAAGCTGAAAGAATAGTGGATTTCCCTTTGCCATTCGGAGCTTTGATTAATATGGTACATTGAGTATTCAATAACAAATGTAGGGATTCTATTGAACAGAACCCCTCTGCGTCCATACTTAGAAATGTTAACATGATTCAGCTTTTTTAAGTGTTTCTATTAAAAGATTGGTTTTAACCTCATCTTTTATACCTTTCTCTTTTAAGTATCTCTTTGCTAGAGTTTTCTTAGAAAGTTGCTTAGTAATCTTATGTTTATTATTAACTGGAGTACTAGTTTTTTTAGGAATAACAGTATAATAATTGCCATCATCTTTAATATCTTTCTCAGATTCTACATCTATGAATTTCGGAAATTCTTTTAAAGGTATGAACTTCATAGATAGATCCTCGTAAATTTTCCAATACCCCAATTCGCAATCCCTATCAGTTCTTCTTTGGTGATTAGTTGCCCCAATCATATAAACCTTTTTCGAAAGCCTTTGAGGTTTATGTATATGCCCACATAATACTAAGTCAAACTTATTAAGAAGATTAACATTAAAATTCTCTACGGAGTCTATTTCTCTACCATCAGTATCCTTTGCTCCCGGATAATCAGTATGTAGTAAAAGTATATTCTTAAGACTCTTATCTAATTCGAGTTTCTTAAGATATTCATTTAGACCCACATTATTATCAATATATGGTACACCATATACTTTTATATCCTTGTGATTAGAAGATAAGATAGCAGACCCATAATCTAATATATAAATCCCATACCTTTCTACTCTATAAAGCCAGCTATATGGAGGTGTACCAGCTTTACTTACCTTCTTAATATCATGATTCCCTGAAATAGCGTATATCCATAAAGGGTCATAATCATTATACTTATTAAATTCCTTGTAGCATATTTCATCAAGTTCTTGGTCCATAGTCTCTTGCTTATGAAATAGGTCTCCGCAGAATAAAGCTGGGCAATTATACTTCCTACATTGCTTTTGTATAATCGACAAAACCCTGAAACTATTCAGGGTTCTATGATTATTTTCATTGAATTTAGCCCAGAGATTCAAGTGTAAATCCGAAAAAGCTATTGCTATTACTTCTTTCCCCATATTGTTCTTTCTATATAGTAATCAATCTGACCTACTCTCATCTCTAAATTCAAATCTGAAATACAAACCGTTGGTATTTCCCAATTTGCAAGAAGTTCACTCATAAGAGAAGATATCTGAACTTGAAAAAATCTGTTTAATATTCTCTTACCGTTGTCTTCCATTGGCCAATCTGGATAAGTACTTAAAGATAGAGGTAAAAAGATTGCCAAATCACATTGCTCTTCCATTAATGTTTTACACTGACATAGGAAGTGTTCCATTTCACACTCTGGTATACTTCTTGACTGCTTGTACCAGAAGTAAGCAGCCAAGTCTGCATAACTCCTATCAGTTACAAAATATTCTCTATCCTTGAATAATTTGTTCCTTAAATTCAGAAGTTGAAAATCTGATTTATACATTGCCTCTGAACCCAAAGAGAGTATTTCATTATGTGATATATCCTTAGTAGCGGGCAATAAATCTGACATACTACCAGAAATAAAAGGTATACCCTCTCTCCTAGCTACATATTTAGCTAAAGTAGTTTTTCCTATACCAGAAGGACCTACAAACATTATTCTTTTACTCATGATGTAATTCTTTAAATGGTTTTATAAATTCATTTGTCAAGAAAGATGCTAAAGAGTATTCGATACATACTTTCTTGAATTTCTCATATTTGAACTGTCTTTTTGATTTTACAGGTAATTCCTTTAAAGGGTTATGTCTTACAAACCAAAAAAGGTCAATCAATTGCTCATTCCTTTTCCAAATCTGAAGATATTCTTTGTTCCTACTATGGGCAATAAATTTTTCAATCCTACCCTCATCAAGGATTTTCCGTGCCTTTACTGGCCCAATACCGGGAAACCCAGGTATATCATCAGAAGTATCTCCAACCATTGCAAGATATTCTACCGTCTCATGAGAATGATATCCGAATAGCTCTTTACAATTATCCATCCTTATCATTTCATCCTTTCTCGGATTATATATCCTTAAGTTATTTGATAGCAACTGATTAAAATCCTTGTCTGAGGATATTAATATCATTTTTTCAGATTGGAATTTTTTAATTGCAAGGTATGCTAAGAAATCATCTCCCTCATATACTGTGGATTTCTTTTTATCGAATATATAATTAATTCTTAGCATACCCAGCATTTTCATTATGATTGCCTTTTGTTTTTGCAATGATTCATAATCTACTGAGATATTTTTTCTATGTCCCTTATAGTTAGGCAGTAACTCCATTCTTACTGGAGAATGCCCATTATCAAAGGATATATAAACATCATCCGGTTCAAACCTTGTAAGGTACATATGTAGTGATTTAAAAAATCCGAATATTGCCCCACTTGGTTTTCCATCCGTGGATTTAAGTTTTTCGAACTTGTGGAAAGATTGGTGTAGAATATTTTCCCCATCAATCAATAATATTGTTTTCTTACTCATCTTCTTCCTCCTCGTCCTCTGATTCATTATAGGATTCATATTCTACTCCATCTACTGGATATAGATTAGTAGTCAATGCTACTATCTTCTTTCTAGTTGTACCAATAGTATTTATATCAGCTTTACGAAGTAGCTTACGACGAAGTTCATCGTCTTCTTCCAATAGCTTTTGGAATTTCTCTTCCCCTCTTGCAAGTGTCTTATCCTTGAATTTATATACCCCACCTGAAGATTTTTCTATGATGTCATTTTCTACCAATACATCCTCAAGAGCATAACATCTATCAAAACCTACTTCATGGAACTTAGGATTGAAGTAAACCGGGCACTTACTGATTGTAGGTCTTGGAGGAGCAACCTTATTTTTAATAAGTCGGATTGTGACCAATTTACCGGCTTTCCGTTCTTTACCTTTCTGTTTAACAGTGATAGACCTACCTGAGTAGAAAGCAGCTCTAATTGAAGCGTAGAACTTAAGTGCTGCACCTCCTGTAGTAGTTGTGTTATCTTTTCCGAATCCTACATTTAAAGCAGTTCTTAATTGATTAATGTAAATCTGTGTAACTCCCAATCTGTAGAATAATTCACTTCTTATACGGAAGTATTTGTAAAGAGCTTTTGCTCTACCTCCCATTTCAGCTTTACCCTCTACCATTTTAGAATCTATGTTATCTGCACAATCCATAGCAGCAATAGAATCTATCACTAAGAGAATCGGTTCATTATTAGTTAATTGGGAACGAAGGTAGATTGCTAAATCTGCTACGGCATCAGAAATATATTCTATACGAGTATCATTTAATACTGTAACTCTTTCTGGGTCTACTCCATTAATTTCTGCCCAAGAGTTCATCCAGGATTGTTCGGCATCTACCCATATGACATGTCCTCCGAGTTGTTGACAAGTATATGCAAAGTTATAGGCAATAAGAGATTTACCAGATGATTCTTCTCCAGCTACTTCTAAAATTTTACCGAAGGGTATACCACCACCAAAGGTATAGTTGAGAGCAAAAAATGTTGATGGTAACCATAGGTTTGATTCTACAGTTTCTGAAGCCAATCTCATCATGTCCCCATATTTCTTTAATATCTCATTTTTTGTAGGTACTTTTAAACCCACCTTAGATTTCTTTGCCATAATGTAATGTATTTAAACTAAAGAAGGTGATAACCGAACGAATCTAATTATCACCTTCGAATGAAACCATATTATTACTAACCCTTAAATATCCGATTTGTATTTTCTTTTCTTTTTCTTGGATTCATCATCTTCCATGTAATGGTCTTTGTGAACTCCCTTTTTCTTTTTCTTCTTTGGTTTATCGTCCTCATCTCCATCTCCATGATCCTCATTTAAATACTGTGAAAGTAAATCTTCCAACTCATCGTAGGATTTAATTTGAGAACGAACTATGCCCTCCAAATCAATAGTACCCTGATATTTCTTATCCAACTTAGTTGGTTTGCAAGCACGAGCAGAATAAGTAGTATCTAGTTTACCAGACCCTGAACGGATTACTTTAATATCGTAGCCAGTTTTTGGGTCGGTCATATCACCAGCCTCATCTTCATCAAGGTAAAGGTCAATAATATCCTGATATACAGAGCGTGGAACTAAAACTCCCTTATCTTTACCTTCATAATCAACTTTGCTACCCTTTTCATCGGAATAAACTATACCACCTATTACATACCTTCTTCTTGGTACCAGATTCTTTGCAAGTTCTTTATCATCCTCATCTTTAGAGTTTTTCAATTCTTGATACTTCTCCATAAATGGGCATGGTTCATCGAAGGTAGCAGGAGATATAACTCCTCCCAAATTACCTCCCAGATAGAATTGAATAATTTCGATACCCAATTCTTGATCATCGCCCGGAGATTTAATTCTCATTCTCAGGGTTCCTTCTTTTGGGTATACTAACCCACTACCATTTCCCTTAGACTCTAGCTGTTTCTTTCTAGCTATCATCTTTTCCTTTGTAGAAAGACCCTCTGATGAGACCTTCTTTTTCTTCTTGTCTTTTATCATAATATTTTAATTTTGATTATTCTGTTCTGAATAAACTATCTCGTTCATACTAAGTACAGTAAGAACGTTTTTCTCAAGCAACTGTTGAAGAGCCGGTGATAGTTTGTCTGTTTCAAATTCCAATTCCTTGCCTGCATACAACCCATAAGTAACTACTCTACCTATTTCAACCAACTCTCTGTAAGTTTTGTAGTCTTCAGTGATTATACCACTTTTTACTACTACTCCCTTACGAGGTACTCCTTCTTTTACCTGTTCCGGGATAATCAAACCGGATTTAGTTTGATTTACTTCCTTTGGTGATAAAATAAGTACTCGGTTTTCTGTTGGACATCCCGGTAATTCCTGATTAAATTTCTCAGCCACAAGAGGTGAGATAAATGACATTGAATAATTCATATTCTAATACTGTTTTTAAAAGTTAGTAATCTATTATAGTTCAATATGTTAACCTTTTCTTAGGTTTGCATTAATAGTTCTTAGGATGTTTTCTCTAGACTCATAGCATCTACAAATGGTTATGAACTTATTTGCTTTCTCTACTGCTTTTAAATACCTTTCATTGATAGAAGAGTATTTCTTGTTAAGGTTTGCCTTATGAGATACGTACTCGTTATTCCATCTCTCGTTAGCATCCTTATAATATACCCAAGCATTAGAATAAGCTTCATCCTTTTCCCTTGCTAGTAAATCCCTTTCTTTTATATACTTATCTCTTAAAGAACAAAGTACATAATAACTAGAAGGAGATTCCCGTAGCTGAGAATTAATAATATTCTCATTGATAGATAATTCTTTTTGAATATCTATTTCGAGAACCCTACCTTCAAACTTAACCTTTAGTTTTTTCAGTTCTGTCTTCATAAACTTCCAATAGGTTTTTAAAATCCTCTTTACTAAATTCTCCCTTACCTATGGCACTACTAACTTGAGCAAAAGCCATTTGATAAGCTAGTTTCATACCTGGCAGATTAAGAAGAGATTTATATACACTCAACTTATCTACTAAAGCCATCAACCTTAAGTCACATAATCTATCTGTTCCTCCTCTATCTAGTAATGCCAAAAAGGCAGCCCAATAAATATGAGTAGCATCTTCATAGGCAAGCTTACCATCATCATCGGTAGCCATTACCTTAAAAGCTAACTCCTCTAAAGTACTTAGATTAGTTTGTACTTGAGATAACTGAGTCTTTAGTCTGTTGAATAACATTTTCTCTTGTCCACTCAACCTTAAGTTAACTGCATCTAAATACCCAAAAAGGTTTTCAATGGAATACCCTAAACATCCTGCAACCATATAGGTAAGGGCAGTTAATTTACTTGCATTTTCAATCTCTTTCGTTGTTGCCATGGTTTCATATATTTATTATTTATGTAGACATAGTATCCTCTCTTTTCGTTTCTGTATATGTAGATACTGAATCTGAATGCCGTAGATTTGATTTACAAGATGGGCATTGTAATACTCGAAAAACATCTGAGTTGCTCTTATCGTAAACCCTGAAAGTTTCACTGATATCATATTCAAATTCACAATCACAGCATGGACATTTAGCTCGCCATACAGTGGGTCCGTTCAAAATCTTTTTCATAAGCCTTCATTTGTTTATTAAACCTTTCTTTAAATTGCTTAATGTGGATATGTTTATATTTCTTATGTTCAGCCATATATTCCTCTACCGAGAAATCTGGTTGTAACATCTTACGATAATCATACCCAGGAATAAATGGTAATTCCTCTGCCATAGTTCTACCAATGGTAAAGTCCATATCCATATCAACATCATCAACTTGAAATCCGAAATATCTTTTTGTACTTGGGTTACGTAGGATATTCCAGATTGTATATACAGTCCATGTGTTAATATCTTGAGGTTTAGAATACATGTATACAGCATCATGTACTGTACAAGCCTCTTTCATCATTGGTAATTTACCTTGTCTCATTAACCAATAAACAAGGATAGCTCCAAAATTGGTCATATTTGCTGCAGCACCTTGACATGGGAAATTAAGTCCTAAACGAATAGCATAAGCAACTTCTTGCTTATCCTTTGAATATATCTGTGGGAGTCTTCGTTTAGTACCAAATAACTGGGTATAATACCCATGCTTACGTAAGAATTTCTCTTGATTCTCTTTAAACTTAAGTATTTTAGGATGTTTCTTAAAGAACTCATCCATTTCCTTACGAGCTTCTTCCTTGGTAACTATAATACCAGCTTTGGGGTCTGATAATTTTACTGCTAGTAAAGCATCTCCAATACCATAGATAAGTCCAAATGCAATTTGTTTAGCTTGTTTTCTCCTTACCTTCCATACCTTATGCTCCGGGTGATTTTCATCTTCGTAAGCTTTACTTGCCTCTTCGATTGATACCCCATATTTTGCTGCTGCTATACCAAGATGTGGATCTACTCCCTTAGCAAAAGCTTCCAAATAAGTTTCATCGCCGGATAGGTGAGCCATCATTCTTAACTCTGCTTGGGAATAATCAAAAGCCATATATAGATAACCTTTGGGAGCTACTAATTGTTTCTTAATATTTGGGTCTACTGATGTCTTAGGTATCTGCTGCATATTTGGGTCTGTAGAACTAAACCGATTAGAGTCAGTACCATGTATATTATATCTACCATGTAATCGAGAATCATCCTGAACTTTTTCATGCCAACCCTCTATATATGTAGTATACATTTTCTGTAAACCTCTTAATTCAAGAAGTTTATCAAGAAATACTGCCTTAGGTGAATCTTGGTTTTTAACCGTTAATCTTAAGTTAATGAGAGTTTCTTCATCAGTACTTGGTCTATCGGTTTGTTTACCCGTTTTACGATCTACAGTATATTTGATAATTGGGAATTTAAAGCCCCTTTCGGAATACATAAGTTCAGGTAAATCCTTCGTACTACCCAGGTTAATGGGTCTTATAAGGTCCTGTTCTTTCTTAGTAGTAAATACTCCTGCACGAATATTCGATATTTTCTGTTCCCTTGAATCAATCTTGCGTTTATCTTTTGGGTCATTATAATCTAATTCTTCTAGTTCAGCCTCAATAGACTCTATATATCTTTCAATTTTATCTTGATTATATTTCTCGGTAAACTTCTTTACTCTTGGCAAGTCATATATTGCTTGTCTAGCAGCATCTATTTTTGGTTTATATTCTTCCAAAAGTTTTTTATTAAACTCAGTATCTAGATATAATCCCTCCTTCTCTACTGAGGTGAGTACTCGTGAATTACACATAAATAAATTACGGAATACCGAATACATACCCAAGTCCATCAATTTCTTTTCGAAGAATAACATTAACCGAAGAGTATAATCTGTATCTTGACATCCGTAGTGACATAATGGGTCTAATTCTTTTTTATCCCATGGTATTTTATCAAAAGCATCTTGCTTTTCATAGTCTCCATGTTCGGGTAGATACCTTCTTACCATTGACTTTAAATCATGTGGTTTTTCCTCATTGAGAACATATTTTGCAAGCATCCCATCTAAGCATGTACCTCGATAATATACATTATACTTCTGGTTAATCTGATCATCAAATTTCCAGTTCCATGCAACCTTTACAATATCATAATTCTCAATTACTTCTTCCCCAAATTTCCTTAACATCTTCTTCCAGTTCCATCCAGGTGAAGTGTATTCTTTTGTTTGGAAATGGTCTAAGGGAATAGAAGCACCAAATCCTGGCATCCAAGATACTGAGAGTATAGTTGGCTTAAAACTCTTATTATAGATGGGTTCTGCATTTGATTCATAATCACAGCAAGCATAACCTGTAGCTTTACAACAAGCAATAAGTTTCTTAAGCTCTCTCTTGTTTTTTATTATTGTATACCGTGTCTCCATATTTTAAAATAGAAAAAGGGACATACCCACCCGTAGTAGATACATCCCTCATTATTAGTATTTCTCTTGTAAGTCTTCCAGATTAGATGCTAATGCTAACCAATCTTTCTTATAAGAATGAAGAGAATCAATGGTATGATATAAGTAACCTGGTTTAACTCCAACCTCGTTAGCTACGTATTCCATAAGTCTCCATGCAAGGTATACATCATTACCAAAGTGAGTAACAAAATCAGAACTTCTTTGGTGATAGCAAATATGTAATACCTTTTCTCCTTTACCGTTTTGACGAATAAGGAAATCATAGTACATAGAGCAAGGAATACGTTGTTTACCATTATAATATAGAGTATCATCGGGTTCGAATATTGGTATAATTGCCTTTCTTGTATCTGGGTCTCTATTTAAAAGCCGAACTAAATCCGATATTAATACTTCACCCATTCTCTCATTGTATGTGTAATCGAACATACCATTATCATCAAGAAATTGTTCCCATAAATCTTTTCTTAATTTCCAAGCTTCTCCTGGATTTATATCATTAGGGGATATTCTTTCTTGGAACTCTGCATCTGCCCATTCTCTTGAATGAGAGAATACGAATAACCATACCGGGTCTCCCAATGAAGTTAAACAATATTGTTGGCAAATGAGTTCTTTTGTTTCAAACTCCTCATTACCTTCAATTACTTTATTCTGATAGGTCTTTGGTTTTACCAATTGACCGTAACTGTTGAGTTCTCTGCCAAGTTCTGACATTAACTCGAAACTATTAGAGTATATCCTCATTTTTACTGTGTTTTAAAAGTTTCTTTTTATAAGCTTTACGTTGAGAGTAAGATATTACGTTCTCTGGATATTCTATATCCTCATATTCAAGAAGTAATTCTTTTGCTTTCATTGATTTATATGTTTCTTCATATAAATCAGGTCTGAGTACTTTAAAACTTCTAAAGAATACCTTGAATGAAGAGAAGTCTTTCTCTGTACCATTTTGGAATTTCTTCCATATTTCCTTCACCCTCTTATTCCATGAATTCTCTTCTGCTCCCTTTAGTACCTTCTTCAAAGGTTTATGGGTATGATACATCAAGAGGGTCTCTACATTCCCATACATTTGAGTAGCAAATAAATTGATTTGTACTGATTGTTCTGGTCCGTACACATATTCCGCCATTCGTTGTATTAGTAAGAAGTCGAAGATTAACCTTTTTGTTATTTCGGATGCCCTGATTACCATTGTAATAACAGGTATATCTTCCCCAAATCGTTTTGAGAATGTAGCAGCTATTAGACATTGTTTACCATTATCATGATGATTATTAAACATATACGTAACATTGTAATTCTGATTATACTTATTCCTAAGTACTCTCAGTTTACTACGCAACAAGTCAAGCTTATTAAAATCTATGTAGTTATTCAATAAGCTAGTCCACTTAGTTTCTTTATAATTGAAACATCTCCCATAATCAAATTCTGGGTCTACCCATGCTTTACGTATTTTTATAAATACATTATACACTACTGCTACCCCACTATTAGCCATGGCTCCTTTCCCAAATAGGATTGGGTCTAATCTTAAGAATCCCTCATTGAGTTTTTCCCAAGCTTCTTGTGAAGTAGCAAATTCTAACGAATGGAGGGACTCCTCCGTATTAAGTTGAAGTCCCTCTAATTTTTTATTCCACCCACTCACCCTAAGTCTCCTTTCAAAAATTTACTTATAGCAGTCTGATGTAATTTTACTCTACTTGCTATATAAGCTTGTGATTTATTCATTTTTCTTAATCTCATAATTCTTCTTTATAGTAGACATGGAGAGAATATAGTAACTAATAATTGCTGGTCTGTCTCCATAAATTGAGACTTTGTTTTTTAAAGAATAAACTAAACAGACCCTTATCGGTAAACCCATTTAATGCAAGGAATCCCATATATAAGTAAAATGACTTTACCAAAGATTCTTGGAAGTCTATCTCTTTAGTCATTACTTGAGTTTGTTTCCATGGTCTACACTTAAGAAAATTCCTTGCTTTATTGAGTTCATATATTACCTCCCATAAGTATAACTTCTCAGCCTCATGTGATAATTCGTTCATCTGATGAAAACCTGGAGTATAGGAAATTATCTGTTCCCATTTACCCTCTTCATCAAAGAAATCTTCTTCACAAATGATATCAAATTTCAATAAATTCTGATAATCTGGATATTTTATTACCAGCTCTTTAACACCAGTAGCCATCACTTCAAATAAGTTCCTTGCTTTATTATAGCTAAGAATATCTTCAGGAAGTATATTTGAATATACTAGAAGAGTAAGGAAAAAGCCTAAAGCATCTGCTTGTTCTTCATTTGCATTAGCAAGGGAATTCAATATAGATTGGCATTCATCTTCATTGAACATCTCAATATTCCAGCCTTTCTTTTGACAAAGTTCGAATACTTCATCGGTAGATTCAAAGCCCTCTGTGAGTTCCTCTATTACTCTACCAATAAAATCTTTGAGTATTACCTGGTTCTTGGGATTATTGATATCCAATGGGTATTCTGGTAATGATTCTATTTGCCTATACCCATTCAATTGTTCTAATCCCAATTCGTACATCTTTGAAAGTATCTTGTTGCTTTCTACATGGGGTACCTCTTTTCGTATGTTTCTGATATCCATGATTATTCGTTTTGAGATGAACCAAACCCCTTATCTCCTCTGCTTCCCCACATTTGAGATTCTGAATAGAAGTCTTCTTGTTGAATCTCTTCTGGCTCAGTAATATAAATGGGAACATGTATAAATTGTACCAACTTTTGCCCGGCTTCTATAACTTGGATTTCTTGAGAGGTATTATATATACCTATGTGGATTTCCCCTACATAGGGAGAATCTACTATCTCTGCAGTAAATATCAGACCTTGCTTAGTAGCAATTCCTGACTTATTAGCTGCCATCATCATAGATGCAGGAGGTTCAAGCAATCCTTTAATACCAGATGGGATAAGTATACGATGACCTGGTTTTAAAGCTATATGCCTTACAAGGCTTTCACCAAAAGGAACATCTAAAGCATAACCCTCTGAATCAAATTCATTCTTAGAATGAATATCCTCTGGTCTCAAATCAGTTGGTACATAAAAATCTAACCCAGCATCATTTGGGTTTGCTCTGTTGGGAGATATTACCTCCCGTACTTTAATAAATCTAAATCTGTTCATAATATATTACATTTACGTAAAAGTTGTCCAAAGGTTAATTTCTCTGGTCTGGAAACACGTACTCCCAATGAATTACACATTCTTAATACATCAGTAGAACCTTCCATACATAGGTTAGCAAGTATATCACATTGCTTCACTAAATAATTTGGGTTGTTAAAGTATACTTTGAACATTGCCCATATCATATCAATTTTTTTCATGGCATTCTTTATAAAGTTCTCTAATACGTTTCTTTGGTACTTCGAATTTCTCAACTGTCTTCGAAATAATTTCTTTTCTGTCTTTTCCTTTCCGAATCAAGCTTCTGATGTACTTCTTGATACCAACCGTGTCTTCTAGTACATCCAAATCTTTGTATTGATTCTTCTGTTCTAATTCTTTCCTTGTAATGTTCAAGTTCTGAGACATCTTGAATGCACATAGTTCTGAGTCTCCGCATAATTTACATTCTTTAGTGGATAAATCATACCCAATACCAAAGCATGGGTCTCCATTAGTTCCCAAAGTACTAACGTCTATGGGAGTAAGTACATCATGTTTTGATAAGTCTGGTAGTTGTTTCTTTTTCTTTGCCATATCATTTTTTCTCTTTATAAATGTATATGTTAGTAATATCATCTATGGTTACATATGAATAACCTATGTTATTAATAAATAGTTCCCTGAGTTTAGATAATTCTGGGCAAGATTCTGGGTCAGAAGTATCTTGTTGTAATTTGATCTCTAATCCAGATCCCCAATATAAACTAAACGAATGGGTATAAACATCCGGAGTATATCTCCAATGTCTAATGTCGGTTATCCATGCAATATCCCTACAATTAAATATATGTTGAGGATTTGGTTCATGTCCTTTTAATAATGTCCTCACCTGGTTTAATATTTGGCTTAGTGTTTTCATTGAAAAATCCTTTAATGTCTTTTTTAGTGAAATTAGGTTTTCTTAGTAGTACCCAACAGTAGATACCTGAGGCAGAGATTTGGATTATCTTATATCCTTCTGATTGTAATTGGATTAGTTTACTATCATCCTCTTCTCTGATACATATTAATTTATCATTATTCATAATGCCCGTATGCTTATTAGGATGTAATTATTTCCTCCTACGGAGAAAAGTAATTACTCATAGTACTTCTAGTTAACTCTGATTAAGGCTATGGTTAGTATGGTTCTTCCAAAGCTTATCTAACAATATCACCTTCAATTCTTGTTTCTGATAATATTGCTTTCTATGCTTACCATGCCTATTCAAATAATTACCAGGATAGTGAAGGTCATCAAGGTACACTTTCTTTTTGGATTCATCAGTTCTTACCAAACGTCCAAGGAACTGAATAGATTTTTCTTGGCTATCCATACTGGCAGTATTTAATAAATACCTAAGCTTAGGAAAGTTTTTACCTCGAGCAATGATAGTAGTTGATACCAAGATATCAATCTTACCCTCTCTAAAATCCTTCATTATTTGTTGTCTTAATTTAGTGGGAGTATTAACATGCACATAAGCAATATTATAGGCATCACCCAGTCTATTTTTAAAGAACTCATATAGATTTTCACAATGTGCAATATGCTTACATACTACAAGTGCAGGGAATCTACCTTGCCTTAAATTCCATCTTAATCTATCCCAAGCCATAGTCCAGGCAGTGTTATTATCCGTAATAGAATCATCATATATTTCCTTATAAGATATACAATCTGATTCCCAATTACCATACCAGGGTTTACCTGGTACCATCTTTACTACAGTTTTAGTTGAATAACCCTTCTTAATAGAATCCCTAAGTTTAAACTCGGCAAGTACCTTACCAAAGAAACATTCAAGATTCATATTCTTAACTTTATCTTTAGCAAGCTTACTCATATAGATGGTACCAGATAGTCCTATACGAATACGAGTATTGAATAACCGGGTGATTACATTCTGATATTGCCTACTGCCCCCTTGGTCAGCTTCATCTATAAGTACCATATCTATTTGAGATAACTCTTTTTGATAGAACCTCATATTACGAGAAATAGATTGAACCATACCTATTGTGAAGTTACTCCAGTTTAAAACTTTGCCTTGAACAAAAGTGATATCCTCTCCGGGTAGATATTGCTTAAATTCTTCTCTAGCTTGGTTTAACCAATCCGAGTCATTAGTTATTAACAAAGTCTTCAACTGCTTCTTATAGGATAAATACAAAGACGACATAATAAGAGTTTTACCTGCATTAACCGTGTAATCCAATACTCCGATATGAAATGGTTTACCTCCAATCGTATTATTAATTACAGCCTTGACTGCTTTCTCCTGTTCTGGTCTTAATTTATATTTGCCTATCTTCGTAACAACTTTACTGACTTTAGGTAAAGGTTGACGCATATCTACAACTTTAGGTTTAATTCCCATCTCAATACACATATCGTATACCTTAGGAAGCAAACCTATTTTAAATTGCCCAGTCTTGGTGATGTAGTGAATCTTACCATCCCAATTCTGCATACCTCTTTGCCTTGTACGTAAGTAGAAAGCATTTGGGTGTCGAATGGCAAACTCATTATAAAGTTTCTGTGCGAACTTAAGAGGTAAGTCGAGTTCACACATATTACCATTCTGAATAATTATCTTGCTCATCTTCTGTTTCTATGTAAAATGAATTACCACAAGAACATTCGGCATATACTGATAAATCATTGTCTATGGCATTTACCACTTCCTCTTCGGATAATATATAGCATTTACCACAACAAGGACACCATGTATAGGAATTGCCCGAGATATAATTATCTCGGGATTCTTTATATATAATTGCTACTTGACTCATATTACTTAATGATTACGGTTACTCCCTTAGTACCTTTATCTACTCCCAAAGCTTCCTTAAGAAGTTTAATGTGATGTTCTTCATCGGCAATCAATTTCTCAAGGAAATAATTCACATCATCATAATCTGGGCGTTCATTGTATTGAGCAATTGCTTTTTGAATCTTTTTATAGTGTCCGATAGTTTCTATTTCGGAATCCCAGGCAATCTTCAAAGCTTGTTCCCAAGTAGAACCTATTTCAATTGTAGGATTAATGTTGATTACAGAGTAATCTTCATAAGGGTCTGCCAATTGTATGAAATCTGATATCTTATCAAAATGTCTCATTTCTACTAATCCAATACCCAACATCAATTCCGAAATCTCTTTAAATCTAGTTGACTGCTGAGTATACATAATGATTGCACTTAGTTCTGAGAATTTGGCGTTCTTCCAAATTACATAAAACATATTAACTATCTCATCAGGCCAAGGTTCAATATCCTTAAAATCCGGATAATCTACTGACTGGTCTGAATACTTGAGGACATCAATAAAAGCATTAGCTGCATCCTCCACTCTGTTTCCTAAAAATTGTAAGCCTTTCATATTACTCTTTGATTTTATCCCAAAGACTTCCCTCTACTATTGGTTCATCTTCGAGTAGTTGTTTATTCTTATTCTTATATAAATACTTATTGTATCTTTCAATTGCTTTATCAGTATACATCTGTGCAATGTCTGGTAAACCATTACACCATGCAAGAGATTCAAACTGAGCATCGATGAAGGTCTTATAATCCCAACCTTCTTCTTTTAAGAAGTCACCAACCTTTGCAAAGTGTACATACTTCTCTGGTTGATTTTCATAAGATTCATATATACCAGTTGCCTTAGCAATCTTACCTATAAAGTAATCATGTATCTCTTTGGTAAGTTTTAAATCTGAATTTTGTAACTCTATCTCAGCATCTACTTGATTAGTGATGTTTTCTTGCATAGATAATAACCTTTGCATAACATTACGATAATCAGTCATCCTTTTTAATCCAGTCTCTATATACTTGATAAAACCTTCACGAGTATCAAATTTAAAATCTTCACAGAAGGTATTACATATCTCTGCAAGCTTTTTACAATTTGCCCATTCTCGAGAATTACTTTCATTTATTTTCCGAACTCCCCGATGCTTTAACTTTATACGAGTTGCATATAAAATATCAGCAACGAGGGCAGCATCTCCCTTAGATGCTAGTAATATGTTATTAACTCGCTTAGTATTCTTATTGTTAGAAACTAAGACTGCTCTATGATTTATTGCCTCCTTTCGAGCAATAACAAAAAAAGCCTCAACTGGGAAATTGTCTACCTCTAAGGTATTTAATATTTCCTCAAATTGAGACTTAGTTATATGGATAGATGGTTCACGCATAAATATATTATTTATAATATAATAGGAACTCCCTATTTCAATGAGTTTCTGATAGCAATCAATTCTTGATAACTTTGATACCGAGTATTATATACTAACCTTAAGACTTCCCTTTTCCCAAGATCGTTGCAATCCTTTCCGTCTGGTAAAAACACCACCTTGACCTTTTTATAGGCAACAAGTTTGAGCGCCAAATTGATTGCATATTGCTTGGCGTCTGGGTCCAAGAGTATAATATATCTTTCGCATTGGGATTTAAGTAATTCATTGATTTGGTACTGACTAATAGCTTTGCCCATTGTGGCAATTCCTCTATCACCCATTGTGAGAGCATTAAGTGCTCCCTCGCAAATGAATACCGACCGGTACATTTCCAATGCGTCATGATTAAAGATGATAAATTGTTTGCCAAGGCCTGTGATATCTTTATCGGGATTATTATACCTGGGACCTTTTCCGATAACGTTCCGAGCATTGTAATATTTAAGTTGTCCTTGATAATAGAACGGGATGATAAGGTACCCGTAAGTTTCCCCCATTGTACCATAGCCGATACCGTATCTTGAAAACTGTTCGATACTGAAGCCACGTTTCTTGACATATCCTCTAATACTTTTTGCAAGTTGGCTGTCTCCAAGCGAAATGTTTCTAAATCCCTCGGGCAGATACAGAGGTTTACTTTCGGCAAGTTCAAGTTTCTCTTCCTTAAATTGAAGTTCATCAAATTGTCCATTGTTCAAAAAGTTTATTAATTCATGATACTCAGTGAATCCCTCTATATCCATTATTAATTGGGTAGGAGAGGGATGGGCATTACATCGAAAACAATTGGTTCGATACATAGATAGATTAACACCTAACTTATGTTCCCTCCCGCAATATGGGCAAGTAGGTATTCTCATCCAGCCATGCCTATAATCATATCCACCTAATCTTTTAACGAAATAAGTTCGTAGTCTAGATTTAAACTGATTAGTTATTTTCATATTCTCGTATTGCTTTCCTAACTACTTTCCTTAATTTCTTCAAATCCTCTAAATCTAAATCACCAATAGAGGTTGTTTGATAACCATTATGGGATATCTCTAAAGATAACCCATCCTCCCATCTATCTTTTGTGATAGCTATCTTTTTTGTTTTCATATCTATTCTTTCGTTTCTTACCACATCTTTCACAATAAATCCTCGAACAATATTTGGTATAATACTGAGCCCTCTTTCTACCACCTTTCTTTGAGAATATTGCTTTTCGAGGTTTTACCCTATATTCATACCAAAACTCATGTACCCACTTATGTATACCTAACTTACATTTAGATATCCCCAGTAGTTCTTTCCCTTTTCTTAGAATCTGCATCAGGATTGCTGCCATTCTTCTTAAATGATTCATCCAACTTTTTCCCATATACTTCATCGTATTGTTTACGTTGTTCCTTTGTAAATTCGGTACATCTTTGCCTTTCAACATCGCATTTGAATAAAGCCCTACCAGAAGAAAGACCATCTCTTTGTACTACCATTTCAACTCGAAGAATATTATCTTTCTCTTCTTGTTCTGTAGAGTTAAGACCTACAATAACCTGGGCATTACGAACAATTGCAATAGAACCAGAGATATCATTTTCATCATATCTAGTAGTCCTATGCTTTTTACCATCACGAGTAATATGGTGAGCAGTCCATACAATATCAAGGTGTAACTCTTCTGCCAGATTCTGTAAGTCGATATATACATTTGATATCCTTTCAAAGTCTTCTCGGTCTCCAGCTATTGATGCAAGCTTACCTGCATAATCGACCATCAGTACCTTAATATCAATTCCTTGATTACGCAGTTGAATTATCTTTTCTCTTATATAAGTGGCATTAGTAATCATTGCAGGTACCCTTTCAACTACTAATTCAACTCCAAACCTGGCAAGTTTCCTTAAATGCTTTGCCTCAAGTTTATCATACTCACCAGAATATAATTCCTTTTTGGTTTTATTAATACTGGATTGAATGAAACGGTCCATGATTTGTTCTTGACCATTCTCTGTATCAATATATAATACGGATTTCTTCATCCTCAAATAACCTCTTGCAAGGTTTACCATGAAGAATGTTTTCTTTGCTTTAGGTTTATCCAGTATTACATTGATTGAATGTTCAGGGTAACCTCCTGCATTTGTTAAATCATTCAATTGTCTAAATGGACAAGGTAATACCGAAGGTTCTGACTGCCTTTTAAATTGTCTTTCAACAATATCTCGAATCATGTACAAAGGTTCATCCTCTTTCTTAGGTTTACTTTTTTGAAGTACCTTTTCTACCTTCCTTGAATATTCTTCGTATTGTTCAAAGTTATCCAAATCGAAAGAATCATTTAAGTTCTTCATCTCAATATAGGTAGAGAACTGGTATATTTTTTCTTTTATATAATCGGCATCTGATAAGGGTATGTGATAAAGATTACTGATTATTTTATTAATACTTGGGATATCTTCCTTAGTTACCAAATCCACGTATGCCTTGGATTCTAGCAATTCTTTTAATACCTCCTTTAGAATATTCTCGGAAGGCATCTTGCCTTGCTTCTTAAAGTATTTAGTGATACCCTCAAATATTAGGGAATGCTCAATTAAAACCAGGTAATTAGATTTAAGCCTTTTTAAAACTAAGCCTCCCTCTTTATCCCTTAGGATAAACCGGAGTATCTCCAATTGGAAATCCGGTGTGAAACTAAATTTAATTTTCTCTTTAAACTTCTTCATATCTATATTGCAATATTTATAAACTAATAGATTTTGATAGTACCGAGATAGTTCTGAAGGTGTTAACAACTATCTAGAAACCCCATAATCCACTACCTTAAGCTCAAGTATTTTTAATATTATTATTTTATATAAGAAAAAAGACTTATATTTGCATAACGAATATTTATAACAATGGGAAAAAGTAAAGGAAATAATGGCTCTGAGCTTCACAGATTAAAACCTATGAAGGATTATGATGAAGCTACATTTAACAGACTTTATAAAGTCTGTAAGCCGGTAATCAAGAATCTTACCCGTCAGATTGATTATAAACGGTTTAATCTTACACCGGATATTATTCAATCATATTTCTGGGATAAGATGTTATTTGTTTTTAACAAATACTATGGTGAGTGTACTGAAGAACATCTTAAAGCAAGAATCCTTGCATCTCTTAGTACATTTAAGAATAAATTACTTCGTTCTGCTTATGGAGAACAAGCCGAGTATAATCAAAGTCTTTTTAAGCTTGATGATTTATTTGACAATGATAAGGAATTAGAAGATGATAGCGAAGAAGAAAAGGCCAAATCGGAAATGATTGATATGATGTATAAATATATGAAGGCTAATCTTTCTTCCGATGCTTATTTACTTTTCGAAGTATTAATCACTCCTCCACCCTTCATTAAAGAGAAACTTGGGAATAGCACTCGAATTACTAATATAATGCTAATAGAATTTTTCGAAATGCCTAAGACTAATGATTCCATGAGATATATCTCAGAACTCAGGCAAGATATACAATATTGGGAAGATAGAGCTAAGGAAGAACTCAAGTATTAAACACAAAAGAAAAGGGGCGTTTCCCAACGTCCCTTCCCTTAAAGTAATTATGCAAAACGAAATTTGTTTACATACTAACAATACAACTAATACATGAGTGTTTACTACGATTACGATGATATCTTTTGGATATATCTTAAAGTAATAGTCGGTGGTAATTTTTCGATATTCAAAGTATCTACCGAAGTCTCTTGTAAGAAAGATTCCCCTATCAAGTTCCAACTTACTACAATAGCACCATCTTGAATACCCTTGGTAGGAGTTCCTCTACCGAAGTCTCCATTTAAACCTGTCTCCCTGTTAAAGAAAGACTGAGGTCTAACGTTTTCCCAGTTATTGGCATTATCTTGTTTACCTTTAGATACACCAAGAGCATGACGGTGTTTAGGTAGGTCATCACCCTTAAGAGTTATAATGAAATTACCTTGAGTAGGTGTATAGTAATCACCCACATTTTGTAACATTACCTCATTACCAATTTGAATACCTCCGGCTTGATAACCTATAACTATTCTACCGGCTGCTTTAGTATACTCTGCCCAACCATCTGGGATTACATCCGTTTCCCATAAGATTATAGAACCAATAGGAAGGTTAGCAGTACTCAGCTGGTCAGCAAACTCTTTTCGAATTGCCTCAATCTGATTATCGATATACTGCTTAATATTAAATTTGTTCCCGGATTCATCTACTACCGGAAATCCCTTATTGATATCTTCTACCCTTTTTACCGATTCCTTCACCATACTATGAGCGGCAGTAGTGTATGGGATTTCTTGAAATTTTCCTTGATAAGGTACGATAGCAAAGTTCTCATTTCGTTTTGTCATTGCATCTGTACCCTTACCATATACTCCAATAAGAACAACGGAATTCTTATTATTAGAGTAATAAGGGCAAGCACTCTCTGCCATCTCTAGAAGATTGCTAAACGTCATATCATAATCGGAATATACATCATTATTAAGTATATCCGGAGTACGATTATCCTCGGCAATGGGGTAGTAAATATCCTGAGACTTTTTGAATAAAGTGTAAAAGCTTTCGGATGATTCATTCCAGTATGCTACAAAATCAACTGGGTTATCTACTGGCTCTGGTATAGGAGTATGTACTGCAAATAGTAATACTTCTTCAGTTGAGCCTTGAGTACCTTGGATGTTTTCAATCGTAAGAGTTTGCTCATCGGAAATGAATACATAGCCATCCCTTGAAATACATCCGAAGTTCACATCAGGTAATTCCCCATCCTCAGAATCTTTTGCCATGTACCTTGCAAGGATTCTATCCTTAATCACATTAGCATATTTACTTCCAGAAACTCCCTGAGGAGATACCGTTAATTTATTACCATTTATGGTAGCTGAGCCAAATCCACAGAATGGTCCTAAACCAGAAGGAGCAGCAATTGCTTCTGCTGCTTCCTTCGATTTAATAATACCTTCATACTTAAAGTACGTCTTCATTATCCTTAGTGTTTTTAAAGTTATTTTTCTGTTCTGCCATATCTTTAAAGGCTTCGCCCAAGTCCTTGAACTTAAGGGTTAGTAGTTTAAAGAGAATCCCCCATATACTGTATCGTTTCTTAATACCATGTATTTCACAAATATGCCCATATATACTATCTATTTCGAAACAATAACATAATACCATAGCAGTTATAGATACAACTATAGGATTCATCCCATAAGGTTCACCTATAGCTTTACCAAGTACGGCTCCAAGTAAGACATAGCAGATATAATCTACTATCTTATTTAGAGTTCTTCTTCCAGCTCTGGATTTTCGAATCTCTATATTATGTAGCCTACTTGCTGATAACCCAAACCATAAATCTGATAAGATTAAGATTATTGCAAGTACTATCATCCACCTCAAATCGTATAAGATTTGTGTACACTCTCCTACTATTCCCACAGTAAAGGTCTTAAATAAAGACTGAGTCGTGGTCTCTGTAATTTTATCAACGGTACTTATCATTGTTCTACTATTTGCCAAGATTGATTACTGTATGTTGTAATGGTAAAGGTTTTCTCGGATAGGTCATCATGTTCCCACTCCAATACCCGAGGACTAACACTTAAAAGGTCTGCATCTACTACGGTGAATTTAGTTCTCTTTGAAGTATCTGCTACAGATTCGAAAATATATTCTCCAGCAGTAGCCGTTATAAATTCGTATCCAGCACCTCCTGCATCATATGTATTTACTTTACCAACTTCCCTAACTCTACTATCGAAATCCGATTTATTAGATACACATTTGATTAAAGTAGAAACCTGCTTAATGGTACCTTTTAATTCTGCATACTCAGGGGTACAAGAAATTTCGATAACAGTTGGATAATCTTCAAGTATTACTTGACATCTTAGAGAAGAACCATCGTCGGCAGTAAAAGTATAAGTACCAGCCTTAGTTAAAGTAATCTCTGATTCAAGATTATAGGTTTCCCCTGTTTCATCGCAAGTTGCAGTACCACTTACATTAACACCATTCTTCATTTCTTCAAGGTGGAACTTACAAGCAGAAATTTCATCCAACAATTGGTAAATGGCATAAGTGTCATCAATCTGATCTTCTGGTAGTGACCAATTAGGTTCTTTCCATTTTGAATCAGTAGCATCTGAGGGAACTATCTTAAGTTTATTTTGATATACTATAGGTGAGTTATTAACAACCCATGTAGTCTTAGCAGTAGGATAAGCTACTGATTGGAAAGTATAAGTCCCTGCTCTATTAGTGGTATATACATACCCATTAGCTGCATCGAAGGTTTCCCCAGTCTCTACTACCCTTACCCTATAATCATCACCATTACCAGAAATACGCTGGATGTTTACCGTAGTTTTAGCTGAGCCATTGAATAGAGTAGAAGTTGGTGGGTTAATACCTATTCGATATATTGCGGTTTTACCAGAGGTTACTTCGAAGATACCTACACCTTCATCGGTTTCCCTTTTATCCAGTGTACATTTGAATTTGTAAGTACCGTAACTACTGGCAGTAAACTTATCCCCATTCTTAAACAGTTTGGTATCACCTATTAGCCTACAGTATAAATCACCAGTAAATGATTCTGGGTAATTTGATTCTATGGTTAGAGTAGTAACTGCATCCCTAATACTTTGTTTATCACCTACTCTAAATTCGGAAGGCGTACATCTTACTTTGTAGGTAATCTCTTCTCGAGTTACTACAAAAGAAGTTTGTTTTACAGGAAACTCTACTATCTCAAAAACATAAGTACCTGGCTCTGTAAATTCCCAAGTTGAGCCTGAGCCTTTTACTTGGTCAGTACCAGATAACCTTACCTTGCAAATCTTAACTGTACCTTTGTAAGATACGTTAGCCCTTACTACGGTACTAACCTTTAACTTACTAGGAGTTATCTTTTCTGAGATTGGTTCACAGGTAATGGAATATACCCTATTATAGGATTCCTGATTTACAGTGATTTGGGTTACCTTAGAATTATCTCCTACACTTCTGAAGTAATAAGTACCAGCTCTTGGTATATAAAATACTGAACCACTTGCATGTTTAGTATAACCCCAATTAACACCATCACTTGATATCTGATATCTCAAATCGGCATTTACCCAATCTGCAGTTACGGTTACTCTTACAGGTACTTCATATACTTCAGAAGTAATAAGATTAGGTTGTTCGGGATTTACTAATTCTGCCTTAATTGTATACCCATCATTTATGGTAAATCCATACTGTATGATAAATGATACATGATAGGGTATGAACCTTTTAAAGAAACTTTCTACTGCTTCCCTAAATCTCTTAAAGCTTTCCGAATTAGAAGTATATCCATGACCGGTGAGTCTGAAAGTTACTGGTATACATTGAGAACAATCAAAGGTATTATCAAAGGTATACCTATCATCATATTGATAGTACTGGTCGAATCTTGGATTGCTCTTTACCCAACCATCATAAGAGTCTGCCTTAGCTGGGTCAGTTACTGTACAGGTTAACCCATATAACCTCATCATAATTTCGAAGAACTCTGAAGTTCCTCGTATTTTGAAAAGTGATACTGAGTATTTCAGTATGTTTCTTACTTGAGTACTTGTTAAAGTAAATGGGCCTTCCTTTGGAATTATCCAAAGCTTTGATAGCTCTTGAAGTTTACTATCAGAATAGAACCCATTAAAGTACTCTGACCATTTTTGAGCATCTATAGTGTTCCCATAAGCAAAGGGCATTTCTCCGAGAAATTGCCAAAGGAAGTTAAGGTACATATCTGGGGTTTTATCTATATCAATAATATCCAGAATATTCTCAATGTCCTTAGTAATATAATCTTCAAAATGCTCTCCGCAAATTTCTAGAAACCTTTCTAAGATGCCTTTACCATTTACCTTATAAGTATCTTGGTCCTTATATTCGAATGGTAAAAAATCGATTAGATTTTTTAGGTTTATCATTATACTATCTCTTTTACGGTTAGTGTTAGTTGTGAAGCATTTTCGAATACCGGTAAGTTAAACCCAGGGTCTTCATAATCATGATTGGGTTCTGATATGGTAATAGAATACCTATACCCAGATTGATAACTATTGTTCTGAATGTCCAAAGAGAAATCAAAACCATTTGCTTTATCGATTATCTGAATAGAGTTACCTACTGTCCCGGTAGTTACATAACCATTAGATACAGAACGTACAGTAAATGTAGTTGAAGAATTGAAGGTTATGTAATAGGTCATTGACCCAGTGGCTTTGTTTAATTTAAACTGACCCAAGCTTAACTCTTTATTACCATAAATGGTAGTAGGCCAAGGTTTAATGTAGAACTTAGTAAGATGTAGGTAATCTACCGTTGACAGATTATCTATTAAAGCATAGATATCAGATATTCTTACATCACCACCTATCTGAGCTTGTTCCGGAGAATAGGCATTATATAATGCAGTAAGTATCTGAGTTTGTATCTCTGCAGTCTTATAAGATTTCTTACCGGTAACATCCATTTCTAGGATTATCTGAACCTTACCTGCAGATTTAACCTTAAGCCAAGTAGTCATTGGAGCCCTTTGAGATAATAGATTGTATACTCTACTTATTAATTCAGAAGATGCTACTGCTCCTCCATCTGGGCTAATATATACGGTAAGTTTTCTACCGCATTCATAATCTGCCTTAGCTTTGTTTACCCCATCTACTAACATTGCCAAACTTTCGAAATCCTCCTTAGTAATGGCTACTCCCAAAGTTTTTACACTCAAAGGTATATGTTCTTTGAGCATTGTAAAGTTTTCGTAGTTTGAACCTCCTGCAGCATCATAAGCATTACTTACTGTAGCATCGGTAATAGACGAGGATATTACTGATGGTATAGAAGTAATGGTATTACTCTTTACGTTCCCCTGAGAACCGTTGGTTAAGTAAAATACTACATTAGTTATCTTTGCTCCAGCAGCTGGCTTCTTACCAAAAGTACCATCCCCAAACATTATATAGGGGTTGAGAGCTTCATCTACTGATACCATGAAATGTTTATCGGTAGGTTTGGATTTTGCAAAAGTATCAACTAATACCCAAGATTCTCCACCAATTTGTAGAGACATAGAACCATGTTCATAATACTTACCATTTGGTAATGTACCAAGATTGAGTATTACTCTATCTCCTGTAGGTATTACCATATTATTAAGAGCACTCGAAGTATATTTCTCATGCTGTATAAGAGGTACTTTACAGGTAGTTACATTTGAATACCATATTACATCTCTGGCAGATAACCAAGAATTACCATTAGAGTCCGTAAATACAGTACCCTGAGGTATAGTTAATTTGGCCCCGATAGAATTACCAGTAATACTTCTAGATAAGATTACATCTACCGTAGCAGCAATTGCTGCTCGAGCATGGTAATCTACCAATGCTCCATGTTTAACTACCGAGTCATACCTTCTTGCAGTAGATAGGAAGGTTTCCCTTGCCATATTATCTACATAATAGTGGAGTACTTCGGCAATTGCCGCAAACAAAGAGAGGAGGATAATTAAGATATTCCCCTCCGAATAATCCGTTATGAGTTTCTGACCTTGAGGGTCTTTAAGCCCCATAAGGGATTCTACCAGTTTAGCCTTAATCTGTTGATATGACCTCTGGTATGGGTTAAGCCATTTATTTGTGATTCCCATATTATTGTGTATTTAATGAATTATCAGAACTATCATAGGTGATATCAAGGTACTGACTAGAATTTGTTCCATTTACTACATAAGCTACTTCTATGTGTATTTTTGCATCAACTCTAGTAACTGTGATACTTTGGAAGGTTATTCTCTGTTCCCATGCACCTATGGCTTGTTTTAAAAACTCTTTAATTATAAAACTTAGGGCTTGTGAGTTTGGTTCCTCAATACATTGCCATAATTTACTACCAAAGTTTTCCTGTCGAAATCTCTGACCTATCATATAATACAATATAGAACTTATATTATCCCTGATAAGTTTAAAATCCCCGTTTACTGGGTACCAACCTCTTTCCCCATTTTCATTAGTTGTAAGTTGGATAGGATAAGTTACACCTATACCAACTAAATCTGTAAAGTAATTCTTTTCCATTAGTGTATGCAGGTTTTATCCTCATAATCGTCTACAACGAATTGTGAGAAGGGTTTAGTTACTTGAGTTAAGGTTGGGCCAGAAGAACCTGGCCCAGTAGTTACACCAGAGTGTACATGAGAGTTGAACATACTGCGAAGTTGTTCTAATTCTTTAACGGTTTGATTTAATTTCTCGGTTAATTGGAATATATTGATTACTCCACCATTCTCCCCCGTATTTAATATTACTGAATCCCCAGAAGCCACATTAATATCTCCATCGGCATTTATAACTACCTCTTTTTCTGAATGAACATTTACTGGGCCATTAAAGTGTAAGTTGAGTTCTCCACTATCATCATCAATAACTATAAGATTACCTTCAGGTGTAATTATACCAATTTTATTTGGCCCATTTAAAGGTTGAGGTATTTGATTCATCCCCCAACCATGGTATTCCCAGAGAGGCTTAGTGGGATCCCCAAATTCAAAAGTAATAAATACCATGTCTCCAACTTTAGGAGCTAAGTATTTAAAGCCTGAACTCAGTGAACCATGCTGTCCTTTCGGATATGCCCAAGCAAATACTCCGCCCATTACTTCTGGGACACATACCTTTATTCTGTTCATGTTTTTCTCTACATCATTATTATCAACAACGATGCCTCTATAAACAGAGTAATACCGACCAAGGCCCTCTAAGCCTTCATCGGTTATTATTTTTGCTGTTTCGTAACTCATATCCTTATTCCTCTACGTATATTTGACTTGCTATTCGTTTATGCTTTTTAGCCATATCACGATATACCCGATTAGCTATAGCCATATAATTAAACTTAACCCAATAGTCTTCAGGGACTTGGATTTCCTTGATAGTTATCTTACCTGGTATTAGTTTACCCTTAGAAGTAACTGTATTACCAGTAGATAAAACTATGCCTTCTGCCAAAGCTTTAGGATCTTTAGCATTTACTTCGGTATAGTAAGCCTTTTTTCTAATAAACTCGGCTTGACCTTTGATGTCAGTTATTTCCCCCTTTTCATTAAGGAAATGCTCATTGTAGTATACTTCCTCATTATAAGTAAAGTTAAGGTTAAGATTTTGAGAAGAGCTTAAAGCCTTTTTATCTTTGCCCCTATCAGTCTTAGCATTGGCCTTAGCATCATTTTCTACAATACTCTGAGTAGATAGATCGGTTCGAGAAGTTACAGAACCAGACTTAGAATTATTTTTTACTAACTCCATATTGGTTATATAGCCTTGACCAGCATCCATTGAATGGGTGCATTGTTTTATATACCAAAGCCCAGACCATCGTTTACCCACGTTCTCTAAATTGATTATTTGAGAAGTTGCTAGCATAGGTCTACCAACTACTTGAAGTTGACATACCAATCTTTTTTCTGTTTGCTTTAAGCCACCATTGGCATTAGCATTGGCTGCCCAAGCATACTTATCGGCTCCTCCGTATCTACTGAATAAGTTGTGATAAAGCTTATAGATGGGTACTTTAAGATTTACTCTTTTCATATGCCTTACCTTAACCTTTTTACCATATTGACCTTGGCCATAGTGTTTAGTAGTATCAATTTCCATACCTGATAATACTTCAGTATAAGGGTCTTTATTCAAAGCCTCAAACCCCCTTTCAGATGCTGGTAATACTCCCTTTTTAAAATTGATACCTGAAGCTATACCTGCTCCAGCTTGTTTAGAGGTATAACCCTCTGGGTCATAATCTAGAGGATCTACATATTCGGTTACCATAAATTCCATGCCATCTTCATCCTCAAAAAGGTACATTTCGTATTCTAATAACTTTTTGAGATTGGCTTCTAATTCTTTACCATTTCTGGAATTCTTTAGTACTTGTTGAAGAGCTCTTTTTTTATCATCGGGTAATTCACTGGCGGCTTGATTAATGGTGGTACGTATATCTTCAATAGACATCTCATCAAATCTCCTTTGTTTACCAGCTTCATAAGCTCCAACTGGACCAACAGCTTCATATTCTGCTACCCTCTTTTTATACTCGGCTTCTTTTTCCCTATTATATTGGACTTTCATATCCCAAGTATCCATTACTTCGGTAGGAGTAGTAGGATAGCTTTGATAATCCTCAAACCCGTTACTGGTAAAATTAGATACTTCAACATTATCTACTCTAGCTATATATGGGCTTAAAGCTAAAGAGGGTTTATCTTCTGGCTCATTAATGTTGGTTGATAATACAGATAGGTCTTTACTATCAGGATCTAAAGACGGGGCTAGTACTGCTTTAACTTGTTTAGTTACCTTTTGAGTAGCAAATGATACTCTGAGTACTTCACCATGCTCGCCCTGATAAGTATAAGTACATACCGGCTCCTCATTAAACTTTCTATTATGTATATAAATAACCCCATCCCTTGAATCCACATACCAGGGGCCATTGGTATAACCCTTCATCTTTTGTTCTAACTGAACCAAGATATTCTTTCCCACTAGCCCAAAATCGCTATCTATCAAAGCCTTTAAATCTTCAGGCATTGCTACTTCAGCTACTCCACTGTATTTGTTAGCATAAAGTACTTTTCCAGTAGTAGTACGAGTATTTTCTGTTGGCACTTGTAGTGACTCGTATACTTTATTACTTATTATCTGTTGTTCCATTACTGAAATATTTCTATGATTACACCAGTAGCATTCCCACAGCCATTATCTAAATAGGTAGATAATTTATAACCCTCCATATCCGAATGAACATAAGCCGGTTGAAATCTTAAATCCCCCGTAGAGTCAATACATTTGATAGTTACATGAGTACCTGTAGAATCGAATACTGCCTCGAATTCTCTTACCTTTAGTATTTTTATAGGTCCCGATATAAATTGACCATCTGGGTAAATATAACCCCACTGAAGACAGATTTGTTGATTCTCTTGTATATCAGCAATATCTACAGTATCAGGATTACCCGTATCAAAGGTAAGTGTAGCCAAATTTTCTTTTTCTTCGTCATATCTATAATTCCAGGTGCTTATATACGCTCCAAGGGGTATACCCGTAAGAGGATTCATTATGGGCATACCTCCAAAATTGAAAAGGGCCAAATATGGTTGACCCATTCCATTATACAGTATTGGTTTCTGTTTAGCTGCCATAGATTGGTATTCTTATTAAAGTTCCCATTTCTAATTCCCTAAAGGGATTTAGTATCTTATTAGCTTCTGCTATAATGTACCATTTCCCAGAATCTCCGTAATATCTAAAAGCGATATTCTGTAAAGTTTCCCCATCTTTAACGGTATGCTGAATATCGTTTGCAGATGAAGGTACTACTGGGGGATTGGCCTCTAAGGAATAATCCCCATCTTCGTATTTCAAAGCATAGGCATCATTATATGGGCTAGCCCCCTTTATATATTGGTTAACATCAATCATATTTAATACCTCCCGTCTTTTTAAGTGAATCAGAATTTATAAAATCTCCATAGGATAAGTTATATGCACTTACTCTCTTGAAAATCAATTCTTGGGTTGCTGCTGCAGGTAATAACCTACCATTTCCAAAAGTAGCCGGCTTTCCCGGTACCCTTATCCTATAACCATTCTGAAAATTCTTCAGGGTATAGGTTGCTGAAGTAAGTATGTAATTGTGATTATCAAATATACCAGAATCACCCCATTCTATTTTAACAATTGGGGGAGCAGCTTGGTAACCATTTGATTTAGACCATGCTTCTAATAGCCTACATTTATTTACTACCTCTTCAGGATTCTCTGGGTCATTACAGTACCAGGATACATTAAATTGAATAATGTCTTCAGCCCCAGTATAGTGATACATAGGTACATTGCGTCCCATAGACTTAATGGTTGCCCATGTTGTTTCACCTCGAAAATCCAATTCTGGAGGTCTATTTTGTAAAACAATGTATTGAGTTGGGTTAACGGTCATATTATATATCCTTACCTCATTCTGATACATAATATCGGCTTTTACTTCAAAGTTTCGATGATTGGTAGTATTCTTGTTACCTTTTGCAGGATCCACTCCTTCACCTTCTTCTATTCTAGGGAATTGCAATTCCATTCGCCATTTTTCCTGGAGTTGTTTATTCAATGTTGGATTCTTGGAAGATATCTGAGCCTCTCCTATAACCCCATTAGGATTATAGAGTTTACCTTTTAGAGCATCATCTTTTGGAAGTGTAGATGTATTCCTATTGAGTAATATCCTGGCTCTCCATAGTTTATTTAAGGGACCCGTAAGAACTCCTGCGGTATCCCTTGTAAGGTCATTATACTTTTCAACAACCTTACCTGCTGCCTTATTTAATACTCTAGCCATAATGTTTTAGTTTATAAGCCCATTACAAATGCGGCCCCAGTAAAATCTTGTTGAGAACCTGGGGCATAATCTCCAACTGCTTGGCCATCTACAGAAATATTAATCCGAGAATCTCTCATACCCTCCTTGATAGCTAATCTTACGGCATTAATAAATCTCTCTTCATTTTGAGCCCGAATAGTGGTTGGGTCTTCTTTATCCTTATCTTGGGCATTAGTATTTCTATCTACTGAATCAATAAGTCTACTACCTACTTCTATTAGTAAGGGTAAACCTACGGTAATAGCTAATCCCCAGGGTCCACCAAGTAAGCCCAATAATCTACCGCCTACCGAAGCTAAACCCTTAGTAGCAACAGTTTTAGCAGCTTGTTTACCAGCTTGGTTAGCTACAGTACCCCCAACTACACCTCCAATAAGTGAAGTGGCTGGAGACATTCCAGGATTTGGGGTCTTAACATATCTACCAGTTTGGGTATTATAAAATCTACCCGCTCTATTCATACTAACTCCACCCATCATCATCTGCAATTGAACCATAGTTCTCATGAGATTTACCATACTTATCATATGAGCTTCCATGATAGTGAATTGGGTGTTTGTTTTAATGGCTGCTGCAGACATACCCTCAGTAGAAGCAGTGGCAATAGTTTGTAAATATCCAACCGACCTTATAATACCTCTTACAGTATTAAACCCTGCAACAATGGTACCAACCACTACTGCTGTAGCCCCTACTCTAAGAGCAAAGCTACCAGCCCAAGTTTCAGAGATAGAATTTATTATTTTGATGATAGAATGACCCACATTAAGTACTGGGGTAAATATTCTACCCAAAGCTGCTCCTGCAGTAACGGTTAAGTTTTCTAGACTTGATTCGAATTGGTCAATAACACCCGCATCAGTTTTAAGACGTTCTTCATTAAGTCTATTTACTGCCCCCATATTTTGGTCATAGGTTGCTAATATCTTACCCATCTTATCTCTACCCGAAGCAATGTCCCTAAGTACTGGAAGCATGCCTCGATTACCACGAACACCAAATATATTGAAGAAGGTTGGTGTTTCTATTCGTGAAGGTAAATCTACTGCCGCCTTGGCAAATTTCTGATAGATAGTGTAAAGATCTATAAGGTTACCCTGAGCATCGAAAAACTCATCGGGGCTTAAGCCTAAGTCTGCTAAAGCGTTATAGCCTTTCTTTTTTTGATTAACAAGAGAGAGTTGTAAGTAACGAATCATATTAGCCAGAGAGGTACCTGCCATAGAACCTTGTATACCCATATCTCCCAATACCCCAATAGCAGCAGCCGTTTGCCGAAGGTCTACTCCAGCAGTTGCCATATCTGCTCCGGCATAAGATATGGACTGGGCTAAGTCTGTCAAAGATATATTTGCATTAGTAACTGCAGTATATAAGTCATCGGTTACTCTAGCGGCTTCTCCCATTGGGATTTGGTACATTGACATGATATTAGTCATCAAGTCAGCTACACCACCTTTCTGTCCCACTGGCATAGTAAAAATTGAAGCCAGCTTGGATGCCGGCCCAATCATCTCCTTAATAGCATCGAATTTATTACCTGCCATAGCCAGGTACCTTTGTCCTGATGCAACATCGGAAGCAGTAAGAGGAGTTATCTCATTGACATCCTTTGCCAATTGTAACATTTCTCTTTGTTCTGCAATGGTAGCACCAGCAATTTTCGAAGCAGTCCAAACTTCATTCTGAACACCCGCAGAGTATTTATAGGCCCTTGCCATTCCCCCTACGAGCTGCATTCCGAAGTCCATTGTATTAGAAGCTGACATCTGTATACCTCTATTCCAGGTACTCATGTCATTCATCATAGTTCTGAATGACCCAGATATCTTGCCAGCCTCTTGAGAGAATCGGTCTTTTAATACCATGGCAACACCGACCTCTACTATACTCCTACTGGTATTCATAATTTATTTTCTTTTCTTTAATTGTTTATAATATTGTTCGGCCATCTCTTTGAAGATTTTTCTAATTCTATACGGAAGACGTAAAAAGCCGAAATAGTCTAAGGCTATCTCGGCTCTGGTGATATAAACAAAATCACTTTCTAACATTACTCTTCCGTCAGGTAGAAAAAATTTGGTGCCCAAACTATAGGATAAGTTCTTTCTTCTCCAGTTAAGGGATTAGTAATATGGGATTCTCCCTTAAAGATGGGGTCAATGGAGATTATATACTTTCTCATCTCAGCCATATCCTTTGCAGTAAAGGGAGTAAAGTTTTCTACCTTCTCCCAATTACCGTCTACTTCTAAGTAAAGATTCCGACAAAGTAGTGGGGCATTCTTAGTTTGTTTATCCAAGGGTAACTTCATGAACTCTTGTTCTCCCTTACCAGTCATACAGTCGAATTTAATTTTCTTGCCCGATGAAAGAAGATATTCATGTCCGGTTAATTGAATACCCTTTGGATAATAAGGGATGGCATCGGGTTTTTCATCGAATGCACTACTATCAGTGGGTACTTCTGAATAATCGAAAAGGAACTCATGAAGGTCTTGGCCATAAGTAACTTTACCACCGTTCTCTTTACCCCAGTCATATTCAAATTCTACTTCTTCACCCAATGAGAAAATTCGAGAATTGAAGATAATAGCATATCGGTCATTGACTGGTAAATTAAGAGCATCATCAACGGTTAGCTTACCGTTAGGAGTGGCATTAGTTCTAATTACGATTGCTGCAATGAACTTAGTAAGGTTCATTAAAGTTTTCATGTCTGAAAGATTACTGAGAATGTCTTCATCAGCTCCATTTTGTTCTCTAATTTCATATTCGAAACCAGAGGGTCCGGTAAATCTAAATGTTCTAAATTCCATAATTTTGATATATTTAATGTTTACAAATGTTCATAGTACTCCGTATAACAACAAGAAAGGGGTGAGCTCCTATCACAGGAATCCCACCCCTCCACCGAATCTTAGTGAAAATAGACTAAGGAATTAGTATTTGTCTGCAGTACCCACCGAGAACTCTATGGACTCTATGGTATTCTCTGAAGCCATTCTGTCCAAGTCTAAGCCGGTAATCTTACATGGCCATACCTCTTCGAAGACGTGGGTATTAAGAACCGAAACTCCATCTTCGGCAAGTTCGTTTACAATAGCCGTTTCCCAATATTGGCTTGGTACTAAGCCACCACCAACTATATGGTCTTGGCAAGAATAGAGCCAGTCATGAAGCCAGGTATCTGAACCTGCAGTAGTCATAAGTTTCTCTACGATAAGATTACCTATAGTAACCCTACCAGCAGTTTTAACATCTCTATTGACATCCCCATGAGCCACCTGGTCAATCTCAATATCAGGCAAAGTACAACTTTGGAATAGATAAGTATTGATAGGGTGTTTGGGGAACATGATACTCCACAAGAATTTCTTCCGGGGATTTTTTACTTTTGCTCCCATCGTTATATGTTTATAGGTTATTACTTGTTTCTACGACTGATACAGCCTTAGAAGCTGCATCAATTACAATCTCCATAGTTACCTCTTGCATAGGAACTACATCCTTATACTTAAGGATAGCACGGTACTTACCTTGACGGACATCTGCTTCGTTATTTACCGAAAGGTCATCCCAAGAAGTTGCATCTTGGTCACCCATCCAAGTATATTCTGTCATGGCATCTTCATCTACCAAAGAATCCAGAGTAGGTTTAACTTCCAACCAAATTCTTTTCCAAGTACTCCAAACGTTTGGTTCTTCCAAATACTTGTTAAGTACTGGACGAAGGAACTTCTTCAGATACAAATTCAACCTTACAATTGAAAGGAATCTTTCTGAATCCTGTTTTACCTGAGAAGAGAAGCAATGCCATAGCATGGTTTGTTTACCTGCATCGGGAGTATCTTTGATTACCATCTCATTGATATAATTCTGAGCAAGTGTGTTCAGTTCATTATATCGAGAAGGAGAGCCATAGTTCGGACATACTGGTCCAACGGCATCCCCAATTACTCCACGGTTCATACCAGCAAATGATTTCCAAGGCCCATACTGAGTAGCAGAAGCATCTCCCAAACCAGTGATAGTACCCACTACATCGGAATCCTGAAGGTTTCCATTTTCATTGTAATATTTAAGTCCACCCCCAAAATAAGCAATGTACTTAGAATTACCTACAGTACCAAGACAAGTCTGTACCCAAGTAACCTGAGCTTTGTAATCTCTGGGTTGTGTACCTTGAGTATAATGGGTTAGGTGTTTCGGAACTTCGATATAAAGTACCCATTCCATCAATTCTTTTGCCATGTCTGCAGCAGCCTTATATACCTTAAGTACATCTGCATCAGCCGTAAGATGTTGAGAGATATGTGAAATGAATAATTGGTAGAAATCAGTGTAGTCTTTTACCAAGTCCAATGAAGCAATCCATTCATCTGCAGTAGGGGTAGTTCCAGCACTACCCACTGTACCAGTAAACATTTTCTCGGTATCAGTAGGAGCTGCTCCCCCAACTGTTACAGTAATGGCATTTTTTGTACCATCTACAGCATCAGTTAACCATTTTATAAGGTTCTCAAAAGATGAGCCAGCTACAACTACCGGTTTGATATACTCTGAGTTCTTAGCAAAGGCACTAAGAGCAAGGTAATCTACCGAAGTATTATTGTTATCATCGGCAGTTTTATAAGTTACTACCGGACCTTGTTCAAGTACCTGGCCATTGCCCGAGTAGATTTTATAATACAAAGTGTTAGCTTGTTTATAAAAACCTACTTGGAATGTATCAGTACTACCGATTGGGTCACCGTAACCTTTGGTTACCAATCCCAAACTATAAGTAGTTCCCTCAGAAGCAATGGTTATCAATGCTGCAGGAGTAGCAGGGTCTGGAGTAGCAGAAGCAGGTAATATACCTTCCTCTTCGGATTTAGCAACTGTTTTAGCTTTACCTGCAGTTGCAGCTACGGTACCTTGAGTAGCTCCTTTACCGAGTACTCGAATAACACGAAGCTTAGAACCACCTTTCAAAGCCTTTTCGATATTTGATACAGATCCATCGGGTACTATCTCGGAACCATAGATTCTTTGGAACTGAGAAAATGTTGAGATGATTTCTGAAGGGTCATCATAAGGACCTTTAGTAGTTCTAGCCAATACACAAGAAACTCCTAACATAGGAGTAGTTTGAAGAACATTGTTGTTCTTAAACTTAAAGTCTACATGAGGTGAAGTTGGCATAATTCTATTGTGATTAAAGTTATTACTTGTTTAATTTATACCCTAGAGTATTGTACCTATACCTTAGGTACTTTTAACTCTAACATTTCATTTTCATTTTGTTCTAACAAACCAATGAGAACTGATATATCCTTGATAGGTGTAAGTATACCCTCTTCCAAAAGTTTTTCTGGTAGAATACCGTCTTTACATACATAGGTATACACCTTTTCAAGTATACCATGTTCTACATCTGGATGGTCATAATAGTTACCAATTTCAATGAATAGGTTTCCGGTTGGTGCAAGCCTGCCCTTGTCCCATTCCTCTAAGTCATTGAAATAAGGTCTTACGTATCCTCTAGCAGGTAAGCCAGTATATAAGATTGTATGAAGTAATCTCATATCGGCTTGAGTTTGAGAAACTAGATGTACATCAATAGTGATATCCTTAGTTTCATAAGGAAACTCTGAAGCTTGGTAATTACCGTCTTCAAGTTTATCACCTATTATGTATTTATTCACGCCTATATCCCCAGCATAATAACCTTGTAATTCTATGGTTATTCTTGGGAGAGTTTTAGGGCCTTTCACTTGATTATTCCCGATACCAAATAAGGGTATAAACTTCTTCATACTCTTAATTGCCTCTTGAAATCTTTTTTCGTTTTCTTGAGACAAAGGTAAGAAGTCTTCTGGATTCAGAGTTAGACCCATTTCTAACATTGTACTTAGTAAAGAGATATAAAAAGTTCTCTCTACTATCTCTTCTGAATTTACCATTAATTTCCTAATCTAATTGTTAGTTGAACTTCTTTGTTACCGTTATCATTTATGTACCCATTATAAGTTACAACTATACCCCCCATCGAGAATATGTTGGTTTCAAGATGGCCAGTACAATTTAATTCACTAACCCAAGTAGTACTTATATTAGATGGGTAATCAGTAAGCCATACTTTATAGGGAACGGGGTCTGTCCCAAGAGCAGGAAGAGTACCTTCTATGGTTTTACTAATGTCGATTATCTTAAACTGTTTTACAAACTTAGCCACTTCATAACCATTGATATGGTAGTATTGGTATCCCTTTACACCCCTAATAGAAGCAGTACTACTGCCTTGTCCAATACCGGGAAATGGTATATTAGGAGTTGGTTCAAAACCATACTCAGTAGTTCTTTTACCAGGAGATTGTTTTATAGTTATATCTTTCGTACCAGCCTGAGATACTATTCGTATAACGCCGCTTCTTTCCTTCGGGTTATAGGTGCCTGCTTCATATTCATTGTTATAAGAGAGCGTCTCAACTGTTAATTTTCCAGCATTATTACCTTCCCCAATTTCTTTGGTTATATTTAACCAATCCAAAGAATTTTCAACAGTCCAATCTAAGGCTCTATATTCTTCTTGAGGTTCACCACCAATATATTTTTGTTCATAACTATAAACTAATACTCCCCAAATCTCAAGCCTTTTGGTACCCTCAAAAGTATAACTATCACTATCAGGTGAAATAGTAAGGAAGGGCTTCCAAGTTTCTACTACTTGGGGTTTTCCCTTTTGTATAAAAGTAACTTCCCTTTCTACTCCCTGAACTATCACTTTTATTACTTGTTCTTTACTAGATTCTGATTCATTAGCTGCTTTAGGCTTCACTCTAATAGTAGCAGTACCAGTCCCTGATAAAGAAGATATTTCGAAATCCGACATACTATTTTACTTTTCTTAATTCATTTCTAACCGCATTACGTATCTCCTTTTGTAAAGCTGCTTTTCCACCAGCAGCTTTATAAGCAGGACCCCATAGAGGACGAGGTGGTAAATTACCATCCCTGCTACCGTATTCTAACATGATAGCTATCTGATTCAAAGTTTTTCTAGAAGTCTTACCAGTATAAGTAATCTTCCTGATTCCAATTGGTAAACCTACAAAAGTCCTCTTTTTACCTTTTACTAAAGTAACTGACCGAGCATATTGTCCGGTGAGGTTTAACATAGTATGGTCTCCATATTTTTTTAGGGTACCGGGAGCATGAGGTGGCCAAGATACCCCAGAACCTCTTGGAGGTACTCCAGTATTTAAACTTCTCCTTACTATACGAAGAAGTTGATTGCCAAACTTTTCTGTACCTTTCGCATAGCCCTTAGTTAAGATACTTGGAGTTTTAGCAATCAACCTTTCTGCACGAGCTTGTTCTCGTTTATCTACGTATATTTCTAGAGGACCAATTGGAGTCGATAGTGTAATATTAACCGACTTACTTGGCATAACTCTTACTGTTTAGGTTTATCTAATCCCAATTCCTGAGCTATTCTTTGTAAAAGGAGTTCTTGATTTGAGAGTCTTTGGCTAAACTCCTCAAAAGCTGGAGCAGGGGGAATAGTTTTTGGATTAGCCATGTGGTTTATTGAACCAAGGATATTATCGCATTCTGAAACTATTGCCTCATACTTAGGCCTGTTATTGAGTATATTCAAGGCATTCTGTTTTTGCATAGTTACCTCATTAATAATATTCCCAATATCGGTAGTATAATATATACCATTATAAATGCCCTCATTTACAGTAGTAGGCAAATAGATAGTAACTTGAGATACTGAATCTTGTATCACTAATTCTATACTGTTAACAAAACCCTCTTTACCATTAGCCGCCATAGGTTTACTTTCCCCAACTTTTAAGATATTAGCTTGGTCAAAGATGGGATAACCAGACCTACGGTCTCTTTCTAAGGTGAAAATAGTATCACCCTTTTGTACTTTCTGAAAAATCAATTCTTCCATAATCATTTCTTATTTATTAAATTTAAACCAAATGAAACTGCACCTGGATTCTTTTGCATGAAATCTACCAGTTTTAAGAATTGATAGTATCCAAATTGATTAATGAGTACCTGAGCTTTATTTGCTACTTCTTGTGCAATCTCTATATTCGGAGCAGGTAATGCTAGCTGTATCTTAAATTCGGTGAGTTGTTCTTGTTCCATAATTCCTTAGTTTAACTAATTAAAACGAAAAAAGGAGTACACCCCTGATAGATGTACTCCTTTTCTAAATTTGGCTTACGTAAATACAAACTGTTAAGCTGTTGTAGTTGTAGTCGGTCTCAGAGCAGCCACTACCTGGTTGATAATGTTCTGGTCTCTCTGGGCATCTACCACTCGATTCAAACGGGCAATCTCCTGGTCCTTTGCAGTGTTCTCGATGAGACACTTAATCTCTTGTTGACCATTCTTAAGATCACAGCAGCAACGTTCAAGCTGAAGAGCCAAGTCTGCTTTTACCTCTTTAATCAAACCCTTAGTTTCACAGCAACAATTCTGTTGCTCAAAGCCCATTTGGCAAAGGCGGTCCATAACCCGGTTGAACCCAGCTCCCATTTGGTCACGGGAATCACGGATATCCGAATTTGTTTTGTAACCCAAATCACAAAGGCCTCTTTCGGTAGTGAAACGGTTATTCAAAACTTCTCGGGCAGTACCGTCTACCTTATCACCAACTCCGTTAACTGCAGAGATTACCTCGCCTGATGCCGAAGCAATGTCTCTTCCCAGGTTATACTGAGAGTCTTTTACAGTTGAGTTTACTCCCATGATATCGGCCTTGGTATCATTGATTTTGTCCCATACAGAAACTGCAGCAGCACCAAAACCACCGCCTACCAATGCACCACCAACGGCTCCCCAACCAGAGCCCCAACCAGAATGGTCTTTATTACAGCAACCATCATTACAACAGCCTCTGTCCGCGATTACAACGCCATCGCCGGCACCTTTTACTTCTACTCCCATAATTTTAGGGTTTTAAGGATTAATACTTAGATTAATTATTACATTAAATATGGGTTAGTGTTGTATATTACCTATCCCAAATTAAATACATATTCATAGGTAATTGTTGCAGCCTCTTGATTAATGACAAGCGTAATCTTCTTACCTGATTCATTCTGTGTAACTGTAACCGTAGCAGACCTTGAAGATTCTTCAACGTTTTCTGAAGCTTTACTGGTTACCTTACCACTACTAGCTGAAACGGAAGACCAAGATGGAGCACCTGATAAGCTTACACCCACATCATAAGTATCTGAAGTTTCAGAACCATTGATTACTTTTGTCTTAAAGGATGAGAAATATCGATATAAAGTATCTCCAACAGCAGCATGGAAAACAGATTCACTTGTAACCATACCATTCCAATAAAAGTAGTAATTATAACTTACGGAAGCAGCACCTTGAGTAATATCTACATAATCAGAAGCCCCTCCATAATGGGCAAAAACTCTAACGGTTCTAGAGATTGTACTAGCATTATTAGAAGCCGTAAGTGTAGTACCAGATAGGGTAAAACCAGAAATACCATTAGTACTCAAAGTTGGAGAAGCAGTATCAGAACCATCCCTTACACTTGAGCCAGACGTATAGTTAGCGTACCTTGGTCTACTTGCACTTGGGTACAAAGTTACACTACCTCCAGTATTAGCAATAGTATAAGAACTAGCAGTTAAGGTTACGTCCCATGAACCATAAGTGTAACCAGTAAATTCGTTAGCTCCTTGATATACTGGGATGCTTACAGATTTAGTTTTACCATTTAATGATAGAGTTCCAGTAAGTGTGCCCACTTGGGTTCTAGATTTTACAGTAGTTCCCAAAGAACTTGCACTAACTGCAGTACCATAACTAATACTAGCACCACTTGTAATCGTACCTCCTCCCGTTGTAGAACCATTCCATCCCCAGGTCTGGGAATATGTAGGTAAGGTAGTGAATGAACTTCTAGTACCTCCACTTGCAGGTATATCTGTTACTGCTCCACCACTTGCGGTAATCTCACTGTAAGTTCTATAACCTGCCGATTGAGAACAAGAAATGGTTAGCTTCTTACTGGTCTCTGCTTGGGTTAATACTACACTACCAGACTTAGTTGAAGTAGAGGTATTATTGGACATAGTTACAGAAGTACCCGTACCAGTGACACCAGTATTCGCTCTAGTATAAGTTAGAGTAATTTGACTACCATAATTATGTCCATTTCTAATTTCCTGCTTGTATGAAGTTACAGAAAAGGTTTTGGTACCTCCAGTAGCCCCAAAAGACAGAGAAGTTGGGTTTACACTAAATCCATAACTCCAAGACTGAGAAGCTGCTGCTTGAGTAAAAGTTACTTTAAAAGTTTTACCAGATTCGCTCTGTGTAACAAGAGTATTAGAATCTGACCGAGAAGTTAATTCCAGATTCTCTGAAGCAGTCCAGGGAGGTATTTGATTACCATGATTAGCTACCCAGGTAGGTGTATTACTAATAATATAATCTACCGTAACTTCAGCCCCATTAGCTACTCCATCCCAATATTTCTGTTTTGTAGAAATAAAACCAAAACCCTGATTAGAAGAGCTTGGGTTACCCAAAGCATCAAAGCTTATACTACTGTATCTAGAACTAAAAGTATACTTATAAGTTACCTTGTGTATATCTTCCAGCTTTACACATTCGTTATTTCCATAGGAACTGGCATTGGATAGTTCCAACCCCACATAATTCTCCCCTGTTCCTGTCGAGGAGAGTGCTAACAATTCAGCCTTGGTAGGGCAGTCATTTCCTGTCTTACCAAGGCCTACTTTAGTTTTGACAGCACTCCAGGTTGCTATCTCTCCCATGATTATTTATTTTTAAGTTCTTGAATCTCAGCCTTCAAAGTCTTAATCTCATCGTAGAGAAGTTTAACACCTTCGATTGCCAAAGTTGACATCTTGTGATATTTAACTTGTTTTACGAGTACATATTCTTCCCCATTGATTTCCAAAGTTTTGAATTCCTCGGGATTAGGTACTGTAGATTTCTCTACGGGAACTTCCTCTACATATTTACCAAATCCCAATCCCTCAAGATTCTGAGCAATAGTTCCCTCATCCTCTTTACCAAGCATTTCGAATGACTTAGTTGGTATCTGGCAAATCTGTTCCAGAGTATGATTCAAATCCTTAATATTAGATTTGAGTCGAACATCTGAAGACTCTTTGAAGAAACCGGAAGGAGCCGTGGTCTTAGCAAATACTACCTGGTCGGTAGTTGCCAAACTCAATTGAGCTCTAGTTACTACGTGAGGATTATCTCTTCTACCAGCATGGCTATTGATAGAAGTCTGAGCAGCAGTACCTGCAGCCTTAGCATCAGCAATAGCAGTAGCTTGAGCAGTAGATACTGGCTTATCTGCATCGGAAGTATTATTAACATTACCCAATCCAACTTGAGCTTTAGTAACTGAATGAGGATTCGACTTATTAGTAATGTGATTATTCACCTTAGTTTCTAATGCAGTCAAGTCTGAACCAGTATCAGCAATCAAATCATCAACGTAAGTCTTTAATTCTGTACGAAGAGAATTGATGGCATTAGTTCTATTGGTAATCTCATTTGCCAATCCCTGTACGGTATCATCCAAGTTAGTCTTATCAGCTGCAGTCATTACACCTGCCAGAGAGGTAGTTGCTGCCGGTATGTTAAGGTTACCCCGTTGAGTCCCAGAATAATGGCCCGACGAACTTTTCTCTACAAACTCATAAAACATAGTTAAATTAGAATCCGTAGAAATAAGGCGAATCAGATTATTAATACTATCTTCCCGATGTTTAGCCAACATTAAGTCAGGTAAAGTTGCTAACAAATCATTAATGGCCTTGTCGGCATTTGTTCGATTTGTTATTTCAGTAGTAATCTGATTAGGTAAAGTTTCATCAAGGTTAACCTTATCAGCTGCAGACATTACACCTGCAGCAGTTTTGGTAGCTGCATTAATTGTTCGGGTTATATTTTCAACTGACTTATAAACTCCATCATTATCTACTTTAGACTTTCTAACATAGATACAATTAACATTATCCGGAGAATATGTAAAATTTTCTAAACCAGATACTAATACTAAAGGTAAACTATTAGCTATATCCTCAAGATGTTTACCTCTACTACCCTCAAAAGCAGTACCAGTAATTTCTCCAATGATAAGAGAAGAAGTGTTACTATCTACGAATTTAGTACCTGACCAACGGAATTGATATGGAGGTTCTCCATTTGAAACATTTATATAAATTTTACCCGGTTCTCCGGTTACTGGAGTTTGGTGAGTAGCATCTGTATACAGTTGTACATTCGTTAGACCTCCAGTAGGACTTATATCATAGGTAGCATATACCTCAATAACATCATCTACATATGAAGGCAAATGGTTAGCCGGTACCAATCCATTACCATCCAATGGAGCAAACCCATCTGGTTGTCCCTTAGTTGCTACGAAGGCATCATGCTTGGCTTCTAGAGTATCAATATTATTCTGCAGTTTAGTATCAAGAGCAGTATCAGCATCCTTTCTATCTTGAATCTCTTTTTCTAAAGCAGCAGTCTGAGCATCCCCTAAATTCTTGATAGCGGTATCAATTGCCTCTTGTCTATCCTCGATTTCCTTAGCAATAGCATTAGGTAAAGTTTCATCAAGATTAACTTTATCCTGTGCAGTCATTACACCTGCCAGAGATTTAGTTGCTGCAGGTATGTAAGTAGTTTTATAATCTTCTGGTTCACTAGTATATATACCTTCTTCTTTTTTAGAAGAAAATTTATGAGTTAGTGTTATATGAGTATTTTGCTGGTTTACCTCAACTGGTTTATTTCCAGATAAAATAATAATATTATCAGGTATAGAATCAAACAGTTTCTTATCAGCTGCAGTTTGTACACCAGCCTTTTCTGGGGTAGCATGCGGTATATAGTGTACTTGAGGACCTTTTATCTCATAAGCATACTCAAGCCCATTATATTCCCAAGGAGTATAAATAAATGGGACATCAGTAGCTGAATCAAAATCGAGAGGCCCGTCATAATGTTCATCATCAGTAGCTTCAGAACCTACCCATAACTGAGCAATAATACTCTCTGGTATAGAATCCATTTTAGATCTATCTGCCCCAGACATGACTCCTGCACCATCATGGGTTGCTGAGTATATGAGGAGTCTTCCCGATTCTTCTGTACCATCCTCAATGTTAGTTGAGACAAAAGGGATTCTAATAAAGTTCATTTCACTCTCTATCGGCCCAATCTTAAAGTTAACACTATTGATTCTGTCTAACTCTACTTTATCCTTAGCAGTCATCGTACCCGCCTTAGTATCAGATACCTGAGGCAAATCAAAGGTTTCTGTAGTATCAGAATTCAAACCATTATCTTTAGTTACTGTTACAGTAACTTTTTCAGCATCTGAATCAGCAGAAAGCCCAATAATAGAATTTTCATCTAGCCCATCCAACTTAGTCTTATCATCGGCAGACATTACACCAGCTTTCTCTTGAGTAGCCGAGTAAAGTAATGATGTATTGTCTATCTCGTGAATATAAGTGTTATCGGCCTGTTTTTGAGAATTCTTAAATGAAAATGATACATCATTACGGCTCTGGTTGAAAGGTTTACCTATTCTAGTTATAATTGTAGCTGGCAATGATTCTGTAACTGCTTCTTCAGCTACCAACCTTTCTTCATGGTCATTGGTAATATTAGTAAACTTATTATCCAAAGCAGTATCTGCATCGATTCTATCTTGAATCTCTTTGTCAATACGTTTACCCAAAGCAGTATCTGCTGCAATACGAGCAGCTTCCTCTGCATCTATATTATTCTGAAGAACCTTATCAGCAGCAATACGTTCTTCCCTTTCTGTGTTAAGGTCTGAAGTATTTTGGTCAATCTTTGCTTCTAATCGAATATCCTCAGCTTTACGAGCTGCTATCTCATTATTCAACAAATCTGTAATAGCAGTATAATTACCATTAATATTATCTTGAATACCCTGGATTAATTCCAAGTTACGTTGGATATTTGCCGTATTCTGAGTTACCAAAGCATTAGTAGCATTCAGAGAAGTCAATAACTCGGTACGAGTTTCACTTACAAAAGTTCTTAATTCATTTACTGTAGTAGTAAGTGTATTACTTAAGTTAGTGAAAGATTGCTGCAGGTTATTATCGCCTTGTTCACGCAAGTTCTTTTCTGCTTCAAGTTTATTTTCTATCTCTGTGAGCTTAGCAGTCATAGTTGCTGCAAAGTTTGGGTCATCACCAAGAGCCTTAGCAATTTCGGCCAATGTATCAAGTACCTCAGGAGCAGAGCCAATAATTTTCTGAATAGCTGCTTCTACTTGTTCTGCATTCTGAAAATCTGAATCGTTTAACAATTCAGATACCTTAGTGATATAGTTAGCATGTTCCTCAATGCCATCTAGTTTAGCATATAATAAATCGGTAAAATCGTTAGAGGAAAGTACCTTACCATCTACCTTATCTACCTTTTTATCATCCATTGCCTGATCAGCAGCAATTCTATCGGCCTTCTCTTGAGCAAGAGCATTATTAATAAGTGTGTCCTGATTAGCTCTTTCGGTTGCTTCCTTATCAATATTAGTTTGAAGTAAAGTATCTGCAGCCAAACGGTCGTTCTTCTCGGTAAGCATATCTTTATTGATACCCGCCATATCATCTTTATGGTTCTGAAGGTTAGTATCAATTTTTGCCTCAAGTGAAGTCTCTTTAGCAATAGCCCGGTCTTTCTCGGTGCTAATAGCAAGGGTATTGGCATTTACCTTTGCTTTTAAGTCATTCATAGCATCGGTATTACCAGATTCTAGAGAATCAATACGATTTCCCAAGGCAGTATCTCCGGCAATTCTATCGGCCTTCTCTTGTTCAACCTTAGTATTAAGTTTATCTACCTCAGATTCCAAAGCTTGTTTAGCATTGTCCAATTTAGAAGTAAACTCAGTACTTAAAGCTTTATCTGCTGCAGTACGGTCTGCCACTTCCTTATCCAAGTTTACTTGAAGAACTTGGTCAGCAGCAATTCTTTCTACTCTCTCAGTATTAAGGTCAATATTTAGGTTATCAATACGAGAACTTAAAGCACTATCGGCATTGGTACGGTCAACGATTTCCTCGTTAATCATATCCTTAACCTCTTTGTAGTTATCACTAACAGTCTTGGTTAAATTAGTAATTGCCTCAGAATTTCTTTCTATGTTATGCTGATTAGTAGCAATAGCCGTGGTATTGGCATTTACCTGCTCTGTAAGTTCATTTCTCAAGGTATTAATAGACTCTTGGATATTCAGAGCCAAACCTGAGATACGTTTATTAACATTAGCCAAGCTAGTGTTATAAGCTTCATCGGCAGTCTTTCTTTCGGCAATCTCCTTATCCAAGCTAGACTGAATTGCAGCATCGGCATCCTTTCTGTCCTGAATTTCCTTGTTAAGGTTATCTCTTATAACCCCAAGAGCAGTATCATTATCGTCGGATATATTATCAACATATTCTTTCAACTTAGCTTCAAGAGCGGTGTCTGCAGCAATACGAGCTTGAGTTTCTGCAGCTACCTCAGCACTGTTGGCTTCATCACCGGCAATACGGTCCTGAATCTCTTGGTTAACCTGTTCGGTTATTGCAGCAAGTTTCTTAGTAATGGTTGCCGCAAAGTTGGGGTCATTACCTAAAGCATCGGCAATTTCCTTAAGCGTATCAAGTACTTCTGGGGCAGAGCCTACAATCTTTTGGATTGCTGCCTCAACTTCTTCTTCAGTTTGGAAACCGGAATCGTTGATGAGCTGGGAAAGATGAGTAATGTAATTTGCCTTCTCTTCAATACCGTCCAACTTAGCTTTGAGTATATCGGTGAAGTCATTCTTGGTTAATGAATAACCTTCCCGTTTATCTACCTTTTGATTATCAAGGTTGATATCAGCATTTTCACGAGCAGTAGCCTCTGCAGCAATAGCCTCAAGTAACTGAGCTTTATCTGCTTGTCCCTGTAATTTTACATCCTCAATTTTATGGTCGAGAACTAAATCCTGAGCAGCTCTAGTAGTGGCTTCTGAATCAATGTTATTTTGTAACACCTGGTCAGCTGAAATACGAGCTTGTGCTTCTTTATCAATGTTACCCTGAAGAAGATTATCTGCATTGGTACGGTCTGCTACCTCTTTAGAGATCTCATTATGAAGGACTTGGTCTTCTGAATGACGATCTACCTTTTCCTGGTCAATCTTACTTTGAAGTGATTGGGTATCGGATTGGCGATTAGTGATTTCTTCATTAATCTTAGAATCCAAGATAGTATCGGCATTGGTACGATTAGCAGTTTCTTCTGCAATTTTTGCCTCAAGTGCAGCCTTATCATTGATATGAAGAGTTTTAAGTTCGTTTACACTTTCCTTAATTTCATTATCTGCTGCAATACGTTCTTCTTTCTCTTGTTGAATAAGGCCCTTGAGTTCATCCTCAAGTTCATCATTCTTATCATTTACCTTATTTTCCAGGTCCTTGATAGCTTCTGCATTCTTGTCTACCTTCTTTTCTACCCGATCAATCTCGGCTTTTAAATCTGACTTTACTGTATCAATCTTCTTATTGATTTGGTCCAGCCCATATTCAAGGTTATCCTGAACTGCTGCTACTGCTGCCCCCAAAGCAGCTTCTGCCTCTTTAGCTCGATTAACTTCTTCGGTTAAAGCAGTACGAAGATCAGTTAACTTATTGGTAATTGTAGTTGCAAAGTTGGGATCATTTCCCAAAGCCTCTGCCAACTCTTTAAGAGTATCAAGAGCATCATCGGCACCATCAACTAAATCACTAATCATCTTTTTAACTTCGTCCTCAGTTTGATACTTTAAGTCATTCTCAAGCTGAGATACCTTAGTGATATAGTTAGCATGTTCCTCAATGCCATCTAGTTTAGCTTTTAACTCATCTGTAAAATCATTTTTAGATAAGTCATAGCCTTCTTTCTTATCCACCTTATTCTTGATAGAAAGTACGAAAGCCCAGAACTCATTAATAGTTCCTCCAAAGCCAGCACGAACAAAATCATCATAATAACCTTGTAACAACCGCTGGTCAATTTCTTCGCAGGTATAATACTTACTTACATACATATTTTATAAAATTTAAGGATTAATTACTGCACGTTGACGACCCAATAAGAATTCCGAATCGATATCCCTAAAGGGTTCTCCTTCTGAACCACAGAAGGCATTCATCGGTACATCCGGATTTTCGGGGTCTACATCTCCACCATCTTCAATATCTCCCCTTATGCAAGCATAATCCGGGAGTCTATTTACACGGAATTTTATTACCTGGCCTATACCAGGATGAGGTATTATTTTATCCCAGATATCACCGAAGTAATCTTGAAAGCAGGTGACAAATTTGTTTCCGGTCATTGATTGAAATGCCGTTACATCATTGCCATTACCTTTCATTTCAATATGAACTCCAGATGTACCATTAAGGATAACCAAATTACTATCAAACCAGATTCCACTAGAAGTAGTAATTGGAGTCCACCTCAGTACTAACATCTTTGCCATATATTTAATGTTTTATTCTACAAATTCAATTTTGGTATCTCGGTCTCTCTTTAGGATAACCATGAAAACTAGAGCCTCATCCTTTGCCTGAGCAGTTTGAGTATCACCGGAAGGTTTATACGTTATACCATTAATTACAAACCTATCTTGTTCCCAATTAAAATCCCAATAGCCTTCCGGTGTAAGATAACCAATTTGTTCTATATAAGATTTAGAAATTAGTATTGATAAGTTTTCATCATCCAATTCACCAGTTATAGTAGCCTTATTGATTGGCCAGTTTCTGAAAGCATTGTAATAACATAATGCTTCGATTTGGATGTTATAATATTTGGGTATACTATCTTCGGCATGACTGAGGAGTTGGTTAACATTTTTAGCCCAAGTTATGGTTTGTCTACCAGCATCCCAATCTAAGAAATCAGTGATAATTTTCTTGTATCTATCCCAAGAGCGGTTCTTTACCATTCTCCAGGGCTCTTTTGTCATAACTTAGTTAAAATTGAATCATTACCACCTTTCACTGGTGCACTTGGGTTTGGTCCATCTAATACACCAGGTTTTCTTCTGTTAACTACTCTGGGTGTTACAGTTCTGAATACTTCATCACAGAACGGTAAGTAGATTTCCAACCGTGAAGCTAACATACAAAGGTTCTTTCTTAATTCATCTATTAATCCACCTGGTTGCATTGCTTGAGAAAGTGTTTTCCATAGGGAACTCGTAGCTTCTGCTAAGGTATCATAATATTGCACTTCAGTAGGCCCAGTAGTGATTTGTTTAATTCTATCACCCCGGGCAAGTTCAGGTTTAGAGGTACCATCACCAGTTTGCTCTTTAGTAGAGGTAAGTTGACTTAAATATTCAGAAGTACTCGTTAATAAGTTAAGTATCTTCACATTAAGAAAATCCCATGCTGCCAATTCCATTATTAATTGGTTTTCTAGTGCTTCATACCATAATTCATCGGTATACTTATCCGAAGGAATTGTATGATTTACTAGAGGTCCAATATAATATTGCCACTTGGTGATGTAGATGGATTTATCCTCTCGTGTCATACCATCAGAAATCTCCGATGGTATATAATGGTCAATTAAATTATATATGGTATCGGCTAATGCCGTATGCCCATAATCACAAACTACCAGAGTCTTATCTACGATGATATCTAAACCATTCGAATTAGTTACATGTAAGGTTACGGTATAGAAACCGGGAGCTTCATAAGAATAGGAAACATGTCTTCCACCATTGAAAACCTCTCCCTTATCATCGCCAAAGTCCCAGTCAAAAATAGATTTGGCCGGGACTTTGGATATGACTCTGAATGAAACTTCCAGACCTGACGTAACGTACAAAAAGTCCAGATTATTTTTCATATTAGTCTGTCTTATGTAATTTTCATATTAACCTTTAGAAGAAGATTCAAATTCTTCCAGCAAAGCCTGGAGAAGTGTTTCTACTGTATCATCTTTCTCGGCAACGATTTCATGTAAACCAGCTACCAGCTTCAGTTCTTCAAGAGAATATCCCTTTGAAAGCTTTTCCAAAGTCATGCCTTTTTTAAACTGGGCATTTAACCTCTTATCCAACTTTTCGATATCAGCCTCTGAATACTTTTCGATTTCCGATTTATCGGCAATAATAATCAGATGACCCGAAGCAACAGCCTTCTGAATTTTCGGTGTACGGAATTGACGACGAGTGAGTTCTTTTTCTTCTCCTCTACAAATGGTAATACCAGTTGATTGGTCATGAAAACTGTAAGCTCTTGGTCCCACAGTTAATATATATTTATCTTTAGCCATATTTCCTAAGATTAAAATAAAAAATGATTAAAGAGTGGATGGGTCTTTTTAGTTACCCATCCCCTCTGGGAATTTATATAGATGAAACCGGACGTTCTTATTCAAGGTTAACCATCAGATAAGGATCTACATTCATGAATTCTGGGAATCCGAATTCGGAGAACTTCTTATCTGCAGCCAGCAACAGAGCAGCATCTTGGTACATCTTGGAGAAGCCAGTAGTTAAGCTTGCATAAACAGCCTCTGTTTGGTTAGAAACGATTCTTTCAGATTCCAACATCAATTGACGAGCGGTAAGCTTAATCAAGGCAGCAGATGTATCAATCAACAATAATTGCTGATCTGGAGTGCCCGGGTGAATATAGAAGTCAGCATTCTTGGGAACTGGAGACTTCACATTCAGTGTAGCTTCTGTTGTACCAGAGTGACGGTCTTTGAATTCTGGTAAATTCAGCATTTCAATGGCCTGATCTTCACCACCAATCATAGTAGTAAAGTTACGTCCCATACGAGCAGCACGTACCCAGATATGCAACAGATCTTTATAAGTAATGCCATTGGTTGTTTCGTATACACCAATTACTGGGGCAGACTCAGAGCCATCAGGGTTGTTACCATTGATAGCCACGTCCATAGCCAGAGTATCCAAAGCATAACCCAACTGAACACCAAAGTCACGAAGATAGATTCCCAAGACATCAAGCGAAACATAGTTACGAACTTCATCAGTAAGTTTGAAACCTTTTCCGATTTTGAAGAGGCTAACTGATTTCTGTCCGAAGCTAACTTCACCCAAGGGGATAGTTTCTGCTTCGTTAACCTTTGCAGGGGCAGCATCAGACATATTAACCATCGGCATGATCGCTTGCAAACCATTGATTGATTGGTCAGATGCGATGATGTTCGGATAGAACGGTGCCTGACGCATACCCAGAGTGATAGCAGCACGGATAATCTCCGGAACAATCCAACGGATATTCTGCTGAGGCATAGTAAAGATGTTCTGCATGGTATCAACTTTTGGGTTGATGCCCAACTTTTCGAAGAGTTCATCCTGTGAAATTCCCCATTTACCTGTAACCAATTCTTCAAAGGTTACTTCTACAGGCTTCTTATCCTGTGAACCGGAACGAACAGCTTCCAAGCTTCTTACCATTTCCGGCAGCTCATTCATAAAGTCCTGAGCCTTCATTTTTGTAATATCAATCTTATTTTCCATAACTTTCTTTTCTCTTATTTAATGAGTACTTGGATTACCTCATTTGCCTCTTCTGCAGGATTGAGGGCAATGAACGGAGTTGAAATACCTTGGTTAGCCTTAACGAAACGGTCGTTAAGCAATGCCCCATCGGGAGTTACATAGCCAGCTTCGATAGTTCCGTTTGATACCCAGTTACAAATCATATAACCTTCTACAGCTACGGTTACTTCTACTGGGAAGTTTCTTTGAGGCTGATAAGCCGGGTTAACGTTATCCGTTACTGCCACACCCAAGTAAACTTGAGTAGACGGGTCAGTACAAGGGTAGATCAAACCGTCTTCATTTAAAGCTACCGGCATACCTTGTACAATTTTCTCTCCAGCTTTAACATTGAAAGCCTGATGCAATTTGTGGGATTCACTCTTGTAAATCACTGCTCTCGGAGTTCTTTCCCCAAAGAGAGTAAGTTGCTGAGGATCGTTTACGATTTTCGTTGTTTCCATAATGCGGATATTTATATAATAACTTATTTAATTTTGTTTCGATACAAATTATCGATCACATTCTTAGTACTCGGTGATTCGGAATTCTTGGTTGTATTTGCACCGTCGGTAGTTTCTTTACCTTGAGTATCATCTTCAGTTACTGAAGATGCACGGTTAACATCCTTAGAACCACACTTAGAGCAGGTGAGAGGGAACTTCTCTTCCAAGCGAGCTTGGTAATCCTTAGTCAAGGAAATAAGAGTAGTAATACCAGTTGTTTCTGCATTAAGCATTGTAACAATGGTTTCATCAGCATTATCACCCATCAACTTTTTGTAGGTTATTACTGCATCTTCACGAAGAGAAGCAATATGATTCTTTCCTACAGTTGCCATCTCTTTCAGATTAGCCACTTCTGCATTCAAGTTAGTAACCTGTTCCGTAAGAGAATTCTTCTCTGTAGTAAGGTTATCTACTGAAGTTTGCAGTTCATTTCTGGATGATACCAAACTTTGAATACAGGCAACTACTGTTTCCTGATTCATTTCTTTACCTTCCTCAAGGGTAAGCAGATTATCCCCGAAGAGGCTCTCTAGAAATTCTTGTAATTCGTTCATACTATTTTTTTTGTTTGATTGATTATCCTTGGCATCATTATCATTAAAAGAACCCTGAGTATCGTCCTTTTCTTGATAAGAAGTTAGGTCAGATTTATAATCGGTAAAAAAGTATTGCTTCGATTTATCGTCTCTATATTCTTCATAAGATGCCCAAGTTCTTTTAGCAAAAGTAGGATTAATAATCTTACCATCAGAACCGATTTTTTGAGCAAAAGAATCAGCTCCATGAGATACCAATGAAGTCTCCAGGTAACGAACTATCTCAGTAACCATTCTACGTACCATCACTCCCTTAGAATCATAAGTACCGAGTTTCTGATAGAATTCGTTGTCCTCCATTTGGGGATGTGATTTATCCCACTTGAATTGTACTGTAACCGAGTTACTGTGAATTGAGGGTGGTTCCATAAGTATACCTCTAGCAATCCTTGGATTGGCTTTACCATCAATTTTCAGAATACCGTTGATACCTGCAGGTATAGTAAAGCTTCCATCTTTGTAAGACTCTTGCCACATTACCTGAGATACAGCACCAATAGCATTACCTATGTTAGTTTCATGGTCACAGTTTACTGTTTGACCAAGTAACATTTTCATAGAAGCTTTCAATACTCCATTTTGACCAAAGTCTGTAGGATTCCAATTCTTAGATACAATCGTTTCCGAAAGTAATCTGAACATGGGTTCAATAAACTCTTCATCCTTAGGAGTTAATTCTGATTTATCCAGGTTAGGATAATAGGTATTATAATCTATATCCCCTCCCCAAAATCCAAATTGAGCAATGGAGTCCGGTGTAGGATTCTTCCATTTATAATAATTCTCTGAGAAAGTCTGGGCTCCCACTGCTTCTGGTATATAACCAGCCATAATGGTATGGCCTTGACCTATCACCATAGAATCAAGATGCTCTTTGTTTTTCTTTGTAAATTTACTCATCTTGGTTTAGTATTTTGGTCTCCTCGAGAAGGAGCCGGGTTATTCTTATCTCTTGACCTACGAGCAGATTGGTTTTTATCATCCTGCCTTTGTTTCTTTTTAGTTCCCTCTTGAGGATCTGAATTACCACCTTTAGCAAATTGATCCTCTAATGAAACTCTTGGTTCTTTCTCATCCGGGGAATCATAGCCCATTGCCCAAGCATACTGTTCTTGGCTAATAATACCAGCCTTATACAGTAAGTCAAGGTTCTGTATCTTATACTGAAGACCCTGTTGGATTTTAACTTCATCAGAAACTGTAGAAGTTCCCCAATCAATCTTCATTCCCTTATTATTAAAGCCTGCCAGACGCAGTTCTAGAGAATAAAGTCTATCTAATACATAAGCTACAAGCATTTGGATATTTTTTAACTGGCTAATCATCTTAGACAGCATTATACCCGTTGCCCCTTCACCAGTAGTAGCAGATACTCCAATGATAGAGCCATTAACTCCCAAACCATTAGCCACAGATTGTTGATTCATATTCCATGGCTTTTCGATATTACCAAGCTCTTTAGTAGTAGAGTTGAGTTTAAATTCGTGGTCATCAATATAACCTGCAACAACTCCATCCTTCATGCCATCCTTAACATTACGTTTTAAAGTATTAAGCTCTCGGTTTAGTCTAGATTCATAGGCATTTATACTTTCGTTAGACCTTTGTGGTGATTTCTGCATTTTCGCTTCAAGAAAACCAACCATACCGCAAATCTCCATGATATGTTTGAAATTAATCTTCATATCATTTTGACCTTTTAGAGAATCCAATGCAGGCATAAATGGAGGGACTCCATAAGGTTCATCTGTATCATTAAACATACCAACATAGAAATAAGTTTCTGGGTTAAGCTTAATGTAATCTTGTTGCTTATTCCAGTAATTATGATTCTTTTGGTAAGGGTGATACACACCATTTAATTCCCGTTTAAACTTGATGTATTCAGGTTTAAGGAATAATACCGTAGCCAAACCATCTAGTTTATCATTGGGAACTCCCTCTACAGATATTGCTCCACTTACAAGAAGTTGAACAATCATTTTGTTAACTAAACCATCTATACCAGCAGTATATCGGGTCCATCCCTTGGTGGCCTTTTTAAGATGGTCTCTCATCTTAGAAGCCTCTTCATCTGTATTGTTTGGAAAGGTTACTGTATGACTGGTGTTAGCTAACTTAAACATATCTTGTAATGCGATGCCCATATCCGGATTTACTTTATATAAATCTCGGATTAAAGGTATTACATCAACACGAAAAGATGGCTCGACTAATTTAGTCAACCCCTGTAATGATGTGATTAAGTTATCGCTATCATCGTCAACTGAAACCCTACCGGGTGATATCGGAGTGGTAGGCTTTTGCTCTTTATTAGAGGAGGTACCATCTTTGGGAGGGTCCTTCTTACGTCCCCAAACCCAATTAAAATTGAAGTACTTTTTCATCTTGGTTGTACGATTACGTTAGTTTTTCCTTTCCTTATGTGATTGCATATAGCTTTTCCAAATATATCATCATCTGAGTATACGTCTCCTTCAAGGTCTACATCAACAGCAGAATTATTTGCTCTATGTTTACCCATTGCAACAGGCCTACCTAAACCATCATAGATGAAAGTATAAGCTTCTTGAACAAAAAATGGGTCCTTTATGATTACGTTATCATTTCTAATATCTTCTTCCAAGTTTTCTATTATCACTGAACGATTCTTTTGAGTAGTTAACCAACCAGGAGATTGGTCCATTTCTGGTCTACTTTTGCCCTTTTTCTTGAGCATTTTTTGGTAGTAATACAGTTTTGGATAACCTTCATCTTGAAGTTTAGAAGTTACTGCCAAACCCACGTCATTAGATTCCGGAGCTATTATAGCCCAATTATATAATTGACCGGTGTCCCCAAGTAATTTAGCATAAGCCCCTACTGCCATTCTCCCTTTATATATGGCCTGTTCTTCTCCAGGTTTATCCATAACGGTAAATGATGAGTAGTCAGAAGCTCTACCAGTGGCAACGTCTGCACCAATGAAATATTCTTTATCTGGGTCAGGTTCACAAAATTGTCTGTATTGACCATTAAACCTTTTCTTAATAACTGGGTAATCACTAAGGCAGTCTTCGATAGCCTTAATATCAGCTAAATCGAAGACTGTATTACCAGATGATAAGAAGTCACCATCTATTTCCTGTGCGGTTCGTTTTGCTCCCAAGGCAGAAGACATCTGATTATACCAATTGATATCTCGTTCCGGGTGCATCTGCCAGTATAATCGAATGGGATTGAAGGGGTTACCTCCAGCAATGGCATCTACCCAAGTTGAATGATAGAAGTTACCGACTCCATAAGGAGTGGAATTGACGATAGCAGCTCCACCAGTGGAAAGAGTAGGAAAAGCAGCAGCCCAAATTTGAGCAGCCCATCTAACTACTGCTGCCTCGTCAATTACCAGAAGGGAAAGGGATTCCGAACGACCGGCTTCGGATGATGTCGGAATTGATTCAATAAAAGATCCATTATCAAATTCTATCATTGATGCAGAACCGTATTCACCAGCTCTACCGTTTATAATGGGAGTTTGAAGATACCATGGGAGATTCTTATACATGAACTTAATCTTTTTAAGAACCTTCTTTGCCGTTGTATCTTTGATAGAAATAATGTTTATCTTCTTGTTAGGATGATACATCGCTAACCAAAGACAGTACATTGAAATTAGTTCTGTAATACCTGCCTGACGGAACTTGAGAATGATATTGAATCGTTGGGCAATAAAGTTATACAGAACCGATTTTTGAAATGGGTATAATTCAAATCTTACCTTTCCCCTCACTGGGTGTATCACATAACAGAAAAGACTGAAAAAGAAAACATCTACCGTAACTCTTGAAAGGTTTGATAGCTCCTCTCGAGTTAAAGTAGTTCTAGTTTCTGAGATAGTCTTTGCCATACTTAAAAGTTATACGTTATTTGAAATTCGATGTCAGTACCAATTCCGGATTTTATCTTCGGGTAGTAAAAGGTATTGACTCCGAGTTTGTAATTAAATCTCTTAGTCTTGATTGAAAGACCAGCTCCTATATCGAAGAGATTATTGAAAGGTCTATACTTACCGTAAACGTAAGGGTTAAGTGATAACCTTGCAACTTTCTTTCGAGTTAATTGACCTTCATACCAGTTATAGTTGTACTTATCCAGGTTGATATTGAATAGTCTAGTAGAATAAGTTTCAGTCTGTTGATTGAATAGACTTAAGTTCAACTGATTCTTCTTCAATACAATCTGAACCAGTGAATCTTGTTTACTGATAACTGGCTGTCTTGGCATGGAATCAGGAAAGAGAGTTGACTGCCTATCATCGTAAACTAAGATTCTATCTGGTTCTTTTCCTTCAGAGTACTTCTTCTCTGGTTTGAATGGTTTGTCTTTGTAAACTGTATCTGGGATTTCATTGACCGCTTGTTCCAAGGAATCAACCTCTCGAGAAAGTTTATAATTCCTGAAGCAAAGGTAAATAGTAAATCCTAGAAGTACAATAAACAAGGCATTCTTTAAATTCTTCATGGTTCAAAATTTTAGGAAAGTTCGTACGCTTTAAGGATACTATCTATTCGGTAATCGCTTAGCGATTACCTTTATCGAACGAAGTGAGATAATATCCAAATATACTACTTACGATATGATATATGAATAGCTATATGTAGCTATATATACGCAGATAAATATATAGATATATATACGTAGTATATTATATATCTATATATTTCAAGGCACCCCAGAAACTTATATATAAGACTTTATATATAAAGCTGAAACTTAGTGTTTCTTAGAAGGTACCTTTTTTAGGCAATCCCTGAACCATAATCCTACCTCATAAACCGATCCTTTGGCAATTGTGTACCTTGCCTTGTTAAGCCAATAATGGTAATCCTTAAAATCACCTTCGAAGGTATCACAATTTTTGTGAAGGTAAATTTTAAATTTCTTTGGGAATCCCATAATTGCCTTGAAATCTTCAATACCCAAAGGATAACCATCAGGTCTAAATTGCCTATCTGCAGGTCTAAGAGTTAAAGGTGGTTTATCATACTCTAATCGGTATACTCCAGGAAGAGTACTCATCTTTGCAGTTTTGATAGGCCATTTCTTTTCATCTTTGAAATCCCTAACCCAAAGTCGATGTATCTTTGCAACAGTAAGATTTTTCTTCTCAGGGAGCTTTCGGTAATCATACATTGCCAGAGTCTTACTCATAAATGGGATCTGGTTAGTATTATTTTCCTGAGAGAATGTGAGTGGTTTAAGTAGATTTCTAGTAGTTGTTGGGTTTTTTACTTGGAATACTTCATTAAAAGCATCTAAGTATTTCTTACCGGTCTTTTTATGTACTCCAATGATAACTAAACGTTTCCTTGAAGTCTGTGAGTTTCCATAGTCTGAAACTGACCTTTCGTGAAAAACTAATTTATAGTCCTTAAACGTTTCCTCAAAGAAATCCTTGGGAAGCAAAGATAGTAAACGAGGCAGATTTTCTATAAGAAATACCTTGGGTTTATACTCTAATATTGCAGCAATTACTAGATTAAGACTACGATTATCTTTGGGATTACCCAATTCTTTTACTTTAGATAACCTCATTACCGAAGATGCACCACAATCTGGAGATGAAATAATTATGTCTACTTTCTCATCGAATTCTTGTAAACAAAAGCCCTTATAGAATGGTATATCACCAAAATTTAACTTCCATTGTTCTTCACCTGGAGTATGGAATACTCCTCTTATTTCTATATTCCCTAGCAAATTTTCCCCAAAAGGGAACAAGAGTGCACCCTGTCCAGCGCACACTCCCAATACCCTTAACTTTCTCATTTCTTATAACTTCTCAATTCGATGTACTTAATCCAAGCAAATGGCTTACGGTCTTCCAAATAATTCAGATTCTTATCATTATTGTGGGCTTCTTCTTCAAAACTTACATCATGATACCTTTCACTCTGTTTATCCCATTTGGCAAAGCACAGAATGAGGAG